AGGAACATCTGACACTTTAGACCCAGAGGGTAACGCTTATACAGCAACAAGTATTGGCACAGAGACAATAAGCACTAGTGATCTTTCTGGGTTCACACCTTTTGCTGATCTTACAAACGCTGATGTAGTCGCTTGGACTAAAGCAGCTATGGGTGCAGAGCAGGTTACATCTTTAGAGACAAATCTTGATAGTCAAATAGCTTTAGAGATTACACCTGTTTCAGTAACACTTACTATTGGTGAGCCTGTACCACCCGCTGAAGAAGAATAAGTAAATTTATCGTAAAACGAGTAATAATAAAACCATACCACAACGGTATAACCAATAATAACTAAAAACCAAAACCAATGACACTTTATTATCAAACCACTACATGGAATGGTCAACGTCAATATGACGAAAACCAGATAAATATATGGAAACACATATCCGAAAAAAGCAACTGGAGAATTGTCCAGTTACCTAATGGGTTTTACCAAACTGAATATCAAGACCTTAATGACGATAGCAAGTGGATAGACACTACTAGACGTGAAACATTACAAGGTGCTGAAGAAGCAATTGATAAAACAGTCGAGCACTACAGTAAGAAAGTTGAATATAACAACGGACCCAAAGTAGTAAAGACCTTTAAATAAAACAATAAATTAAATTAAATCAAATCAAATGTCAGACAATATTGTCAAGAACCTTAACTTTGGCGACGATGCTAGAGTTAATGTATTTAAAGGTATAGAGAAACTCACAAAAGCCGTTAGCTCCACTTTAGGGGCTAGCGGTAAATGTGTCATCTTAGAAGATGGATCAGGTAATCCAATGATTACAAAAGATGGTGTAACTGTAGCAGAAACAATTACTTTATTAGACCCAGTTGAAAACATGGGTGCTACGTTAATAAAGCAAGCAGCTAAAAAAACAGTTCAAGAAGCTGGTGATGGTACAACCACAGCTACTGTATTAGCTCATGCGATATTAGAACAAGCGTATTCTATAGAAGATAAAAACTTAAGTCATAGAGATTTAAAAATGGGTGTAAATAAAGCTGTAGAAAAAGTTATAGCTTATTTAGAGAAAAACTCAATAAAAGTTACTGGAGACATGATAGACTCAGTAGCAACAATATCCACTAATAACGATCCAAATCTTGGTAAAATTATTGGTGATGCATTTAGAGCAGTCGGAGAAACCGGCGTAGTAATGATGGAACCAACAGCATCAGCTGATACTTTGGTTGAAGTAGTAGAAGGAGTTCAATATGAAAAGGGATTGACTAATTCGAACTTTGTTACTAACCGTGATTCAAAAACTGCTGAATTAGAAAACCCTTTAGTAATGTTAGTCGACTCTCCTGTAGAAAGTATAAGACAGATCCAATCGATTCTCGAGCATGTCATAAAAAGCAATAAAGCTTTATTGATTATAGCTGACGTAGAGCAACCCGTTTTGGCTGCACTTGCGATGAACAAAACTAAAGGAAATATTAAGGTGAATGTTATTAATGCCCCAACATATGGTATTAATAAAAAAGACACCTTAGAAGACTTAGCCTTATTAACCGGGGCGAAAGTCATAAACGAAGACCTAGGTGATGATATGGATTTAATATCTATTGATTTCTTAGGCACATGCGTAAAAGCTGTTACTAATGACTCAGAAACAATAATTCAAGTTAATCAAAACAAAGAAGAGATTGACGAGATAATTGTAAAACTAAAGAAGCAAATAGAAAAAGAAAAAGCACCAGGAGAAGTAATACGATTAGAAAAACGATTAGCTCGTTTATCAGCAAAAGTTGCAATCGTAAAAGTAGGTGCTAATTCAGATATAGAGCTTCAAGAAAAGTCAGATAGAATAGAAGATGCAATTTGCGCAACTAAAGCTGCTATTAAAGAAGGTATAGTTTCTGGTGGTGGTATTGCATTATTAAATGCAGCAGATAACATTAAGCCGTTGTCGATTGGTGAAGAGATCCTCTTAGAGGCTATTAAGGCGCCTTTTAAGACAATATTAAGTAATGCGGGTATAGTATTAACAATACCTGTTTCCGGTAAAGGAAAAGGCTTAAATGTAGTTACAGGAAAAATGGTAAATATGATTAAGTCAGGTATTATTGATCCATTGCTTGTTACTAAAAGTGCATTAAGAAATGCAACATCAGTAGCAACAACAATATTATCAACCGATTGTGTAATTAATAATTTAAGAATTAATGAAGGCAATAGGTAAAAATTTAATCATAGAAAAAATAAAAGAAGGAACTACTAAAACAAAAGGTGGTTTACTTCTTGCAGAAGCGCACAAAGAAGACGTAAGATATTTAGAGGCTAAGGTGTTAAATGTAGGAGATGATATTATAGGTATAAAACCAGATGATATTATATTTTATGATAGACACGCAGGTCACTTGATAGAAATAGGTAAAAACTCTTATCATGTTATTAAATTACAAGATATAGTTGTTGTTTTATGAGAAAGCTAGAGGCAAGAGATGTCAAAGACATGGGCTTGTTAAAACATTATCGTATAATACGTAAATGGGCTTGTAAAAACAACAATGTTAATGATGCTGATTTAGAATTATTAATTTATTTCGACTGCATGGGACATTTTACCAAGCAGGATTTTAAGACAGGTACATACTCATATAGTTGGGACAATAGAAGATGGAACAGGCTTTTGAAAGAAGGTTGGATTATTGTTTGGAGAAATCGTAATCATACAACTCAAAAATATAATATTTATGAGGTTTCATTTAAATGTAAACAACTTATTTCCAGGATGTATCGAATAATGCTAGGTGAGGATGATATACCTACTAGTGAAAGAAGAAATAAATTAATAGCTGGTAATTCATATACTGACAAAGTTTTGACTGAGGCTATATATAATGTAAATAAAGATAAAACAAGATAATCATGAAAGAATCTCCAAATAAAATAGTTCAAGCTCCATTAGCTACAGATCCATTTGGTCAAATAAATACTGGAAGCTTTAATCCAAATGCTCAAATGGCAGCACAACAAATTTATGGTAGTGAATACGATAGAACAATGGCTATGCCTTCTCGTGGTTTAACTCCAGAGCAAGTTATGGCTAATACTCCTTTATCAATGATGGGTTCTCCTTTAGATAAAGCTTTAGTTGGAGACCAAGATAAATTACCTCAAGAACTTCAAGACGCTATTGAAAACTCTTAATAATAAATAAATAATAATGGCAAAAACAAAAAACGCTGATTACAACTCCGAGGGAGATGTTGGTCAAAACACAATTTGGGATGGACCACTTAGTCAAGTTGGTCGTCCACATGGTAAAGGAAGTAGTTCTGGAATTACAGGTATGAAGCTTAAGTTAGCTGCAACACCTTATTCAGCTGGACCTATTACTGCTAAAGCACAAAAGTAAAAAAACATAATATGCCGGATAAAAATAAAATATCTAAAAAAGATAAAAAGAAATATCCATATATTGAGGCTTACGCTAAAGAAGGCATTGCTCCTTCTGATTATAAAAACGTAATAAAGTCTGGAACTTTTAATCCCAGAACAGATACCGCTGTTGTGGCTGAAGGTAAATACACAAAAGATCACAGAAGATTTAAAGATCTTTTTCAAAAAAGAATAGATAAAAAAGTAAATAATAATTTTACAGAAGCTGTTTCAAGTAGTGATAATGTAAAAAACACAACTAAACTAAGTGGATATCGTGATGATCCTTTTGTTAAAAAATCTGAATTTGGTCCTATTAGTGTTAATAGAAAATCTCCAGGTATAGAGTCAGATGTTTATGTTAGGTCTTTCAAAAAATCAACAACTCCTTTATATGCTAAAATATCTGATAGCTGTAAAGCAGCCGCAAAACGTAAGTTTAAAGTATGGCCTAGCGCTTATGCTTCTGGCTGGGGTGTACGCTGCACTAAAGCTGGTGGACCTAGTAATTTTGGTAGTAAAAAATAATGTCTTTATTAAAAAACTTTGAATATGATAAGTTTAAAAAAGACAAACTACCAAAAGAAAATTCTTTAGAGACTTTTAAGGAAATAAAAGAAATACATAGAATACCTGAAAACAAAAAATTTGTAAAAGATAATGATGACGTTACAAAAGTTTTTACTAAAATTGTAGGTAAAGAAAATAAAAAATACATACAAGAACTACTAGATTCATCAAGACCTATAATAGTTAATTTAAAAAAATACTACAATAGACCAAGACCAAAAGTTTTAGCAAAAAACTTCGATGTAAAATTAAAAGACATAGAGCTAGATTCTATGAAAACTCCGTCATATCCATCTGGACATTCTACTCAAGGTTATTTAGTAGCTGAAATGTTAAAAACAAAATATCCGGAGCAAGCAAAACAGCTTGATCAAAAAGCAAAAGATATATCTGATAGTAGAAACATAGCTAAGGCACATTACAAATCAGATTCAAGAAAAGGTAAGGAGCTAGGTTTAGAAATGGCAAACTTCATAAAACAAAAACAAAATGGCTAAAAGCAAAGTAAAAGGTGGAGGCACCAAGAAAGTGTGCTTGCCGCTAGCTAAAGTTAGAGGCATGAGTAAAGCTCAAAAAGACAAAGTTGTAAGAGCTAAAGAATCAGCCGGTAGATCTGGCAAATACAAAAGATCAAGTTCTACTAATGTTAAAGGCGCTAGAAAAAAAGGTGCTACACTTAGAGACTGGTTTGAAAAAGAGAATTGGGTAAATGTTAAAACAGGTAAGCCCTGTGGTGAATAAATAATATTATGTCAGTAAGATTAGTAAAAGCAAATATGGCTTGTAATAAGCCAAAGAAAACAACTTCACATCCTAAAAAGTCTCACGTTGTAAAAGCATGTGCTAATGGTAAAGAAAAGATTATACGTTTTGGCGAGCAAGGAGCTAGTACAGCTGGTAAGCCAAAATCTGGAGAGTCTGCTAAAATGAAAGCTAAAAGAAAATCCTTTAAAGCCCGTCATGGAAAAAACATAGCAAAAGGCAAAATGTCTGCTGCTTATTGGGCCGATAAGGTTAAATGGTAAATAACAAAAATAATAATAAGAAATAATGCCGGAAAAAGAAAAAAACGGAAAATTAAAAAAACTTGGTAGAGTTTTATCAGGTAAAGATTATGTACTTGGAAATGAAAGAGTTGCGAAAATTGCCAATAAAAAAGCCAAAAAAATTATTGACAGAAAGGGAGGGGCAAATGCAAATAGAGATGTACTTGACAAACGCGCAGATATCGCAGGCGAAAAAAACAAGTACATGTTGAAATCTAAACTACGTAGTGACGTTGGTGAAATTAAAACAAGAGAAACGTCTTCTGGAAAAGCAAAAAATTACTCTTATCCAACAAAATATGAATCAAATTCATCTGGAAAAATTGTAGAATCACCAAAAAAAGCTAGACTTCAAAAAATAATTAAAAACCCAAAAGAATTAGTTAAACCTCAATCAACATTAAAAATGAAAAACGCACCTTTGAAAAAATCAAAACAAAGAATAGAGCAAGATTACGCTAGAAACGCTATTGCTGACTATGAGTCTGGTAATAAAAAAGCAGCTAAATACGAAAAGAAAAGAGAACTAGAAGTTGCTGCTGGTGAAGGACCTAAAATGATGAAATCACCAATGAAGTTGGAATCTGCTGCTCAAGAGAAAAAAGATCTTATGATGGATATGCCAGTAGACGAAAGAGCTGCTGCTAAAATGATGAAGTCTCCTAATAAAATGGCTGGTGAGTCTCCAATGAAAATGGGTGGATCTTGGATGTCTAAGCACTCTGCTCTTAAAATGATGAAGCCATCTCCAGCAAAACTTTATAAGAAAAAGTAATATGGCTTTTAAAATGGATTCACCTATTTGCACTTGCAATACACCTATATACGAGAGAAATCTTGAAGAAGGTGTAATGGGAGAGGCTAATAATAATGGAACTATTTTAGTTAACAAAAACCTATCTCCATTAGAGAAACAAAAAGTTGTAGACCATGAAATGGTTCACATTGATCAAATGGAAAGAGGCGATCTTGATTACGATAATAATAATGTTTACTGGAAAGGTAAAAAGTACTCAAGAGCTTCTATGGTTGAAGGGGCAAAGAATTTGCCTTGGGAAAAAGAAGCATATAGAAAAGCATGAGTAAGTTATTACAATTGTTAAGTGGCGGCGTAGTCAAACAAGTTGGCGAAGTGTTAGATAATTTAACAACATCAAAAGAAGAAAAGCTAAATGCTCAAAAAGCTATTAAAGAAATACTTTTAAAAGCAGATAGCGAAGCTCAACAACAAGTTACCAAAAGATGGGACTCAGATATGAAGTCTGATAGTTTTTTATCAAAAAACATACGACCATTGATTATTGTATATTTAACAGTTATCTTTACAGCGTGTGCTTTCTTTGACGGTAACATAGGTGGTTTTAATATAGAACCAACCTATATACCTATCTTTCAATCACTACTAGTAACCGTGTACGGTGCATACTTTGTTGGTAGGACATGGGAAAAAGGTAAAAATATAGGTAATAATAAAAACAAATGAAAACAATTAAATTAAATCAAATGGAAGAAAATAGCAAAATAACCCCGGAAGAGCTTAAGCAAGTGACTGAGCTTAATAACAAAATGGTACAGATTCAAGGAGAAATTGGTGCTGGTGAATTGCGTAAAGCAGATCTAGTAACAATGTTCGCTGAAGAGTCTAAGCAAATGGAAGTTATTAAAAAGGAGCTTGAAGACAAATATGGTAAGGTTAACATCGATTTAAAAGATGGATCTTATGAGCTAATTCCTGAGGAAGAAAATGACTAATGTAATCAGAAAAATAAGTATAGGTTCTGATTATAAAAACGATGCAATGCACTATGCAGTAGGTCAACAAGTATATGGGGGACATGAAATCTCTCATATACTACATGACGAAGAAAATGATTCATATAGTATTCACATCAAGAAAAAAGATGAAGTAATACCTTGGAAAAAGTTCAACTGCAACATGGCTGTATCAATTGAGTATGATTTAGAGTACTAAATGAAAAGCCTATTTGATTTTATTGTAGAGCCATTAAACAGCCAATACAATAATGAAATAAAAGTAGGTGACAAAAGCCTCGTAACTAACGTTGATTTAGATAATTTTAGATCAGTTAGTAATATGGCCAAAGTTATTTCAACACCAATTGCTTATAAAACAAATATATCTAAAGGTGATATTGTGGTTATACACCATAATGTTTTTAGAACATTTAGAGATATAAGAGGTAAGCAAAAAACAAGTAGATCAAAGTTTACAGAAAATTTATATTTTGTTGCAATGGACCAAGTCTATATGTACAAAAACAAAGAAAAGTGGAATACAATTAACAATAGATGTTTTGTAAAACCACTTGTAAGTAATAATGATCTAACGTTAGATAAAGAACGCGAGCTTATTGGTATATTAAAATACGGTAATAGTTCCTTAGAAGCTCTTAAAATCACTCCAGGAGATGTAGTTGGTTACACACCAGATGGTGAGTATGAATTTTTCATAAACGAAGAGCGATTATATTGTATGAAATCAAATGATATTGTAATTAAATATGAACACCAAGGAGACGAAGTTGAATATAATCCGAGCTGGGCGAAAAGCAGTTGAGGAATTAATCAAGGTGGCAGAAGAAAAGATCGTTGACTCAGGGGATGATATATCAGCTGACAGACTTAAAAATGCCGCTGCAACAAAAAAACTAGCAATATTTGATGCTTTTGAAATTCTTACAAGAATACAAACTGAAGAAGATTTATTAAACGAAAAACCAACAGAGGTTGTTAAAGAAAAAATCTTTAAAGGTTTTGCTGAAGGAAGATCAAAGTAATGTATCAACAAAACTTATATAGAATACTAGATAATCATATAAAACCCAAGGTTTTAAATAGAACCAATAGATATGCAAAATGGGAATATGGTTACAACAAAGAACATGATATAGTTGTTATAAGCAAAACTGGTAAAATAGGTGACATATACGAAATACAAGGTTTAAAAATAGCTTTACCAAAAGAAGAAAAACCCTACGTATTTGAAACTAACAAATGGGAATATTCAGAATATCCTAAAGAGTTAAACAAAATAAAATCTGTATTTGACTGGGAAGAATACCCTAATGAATTTAAAGAAAAATGGCACGATTATATAGATGATGAATTTAAAAAACGCGAAGAAGGTTTTTGGTTTATTAACAAAAATAAGCCTACATATATTACTGGTACTCATTATATGTACTTGCAGTGGAGCAAGATTGACGTTGGCCAGCCCAATTTTCGTGAATCAAATAGACTGTTCTACATCTTCTGGGAAGCCTGTAGAGCCGATAAACGTAGCTATGGAATGTGCTACCTTAAAAATAGACGGAGTGGCTTTTCATTCATGGCATCGGGTGAAACAGTCAACGCTGCAACAATATCGACAGACTCAAGATTTGGTATATTATCAAAATCAGGACCAGATGCCAAAAAAATGTTTACCGATAAAGTTGTACCAATATCAGTCAACTACCCTTTCTTTTTCAAACCCATACAAGATGGAATGGATCGGCCAAAAACAGAACTGGCGTATAGAGTACCGGCCACAAAGTTTACAAGAAAAAAGCTGGACAATAACGAAAAGCTTAAAGAAATATCCGGTCTTGATACAACAATAGACTGGAAGAATACAGGAGATAACTCTTATGATGGTGAAAAACTAAAGTTACTTGTTCATGATGAATCAGGTAAATGGGAAAAGCCAACAAACATATTAAATAATTGGCGTGTTACTAAAACATGTTTAAGGCTAGGTAGTAGAATTATAGGTAAATGCATGATGGGTTCAACATCAAACTCTTTAGATAAAGGTGGTGAAAATTTTAAAAAGCTTTATTATAGTTCTAATGTTGAAAAAAGAAATGCTAATGGTCAAACAAGCTCAGGCTTGTATTCTTTATTTATACCTATGGAGTGGAATTATGAAGGATTTATAGATTCTTATGGCTATCCAGTATTTGATAAACCTGAAAAAGAAACAATAGATGCTTTTGGTGATACAATAGAACAAGGAGTTATAGATCATTGGAACAATGAAGTTGAAGGATTAAAGCAAGACCAAGACGGTTTAAATGAATATTTTAGGCAGTTTCCAAGAACAGAAGAACATGCATTTAGAGATGAAGCAAAAGAATCTTTATTTAATCTTACTAAGATATACGAGCAAATAGATTACAATGTTGATTTAAAAAATACTTCAACAATAACAGTTGGTAGCTTTCAGTGGGAACATGGTCAAAAAGATACTAGAGTTATATTTGTTCCAAATAAAGATGGTAGGTTTAATATATCTTGGGTTCCAGCTTTAGAATTACAAAATAGAATTGTAATAGATAATAAAGGCAAACATCCTGGAAATGAGCACTTAGGTGCTTTTGGTTGTGATAGTTATGATATATCAGGTACGGTAGATGGTAGAGGTTCTAATGGTTCTTTACACGGCTTAACTAAGTTTAGTATGGAAAACGTACCTCCTAATCATTTCTTTTTAGAATATATAGCTAGACCTCAAACAGCTGAGATATTTTTTGAAGATGTTTTAATGGCTTGTATTTTTTACGGTATGCCTATATTAGCGGAGAATAATAAACCTAGATTATTATATCATTTTAAAAGAAGAGGTTATAGAGGTTATTCAATGAATAGGCCAGATAAGATCTGGAATAAATTATCAGTAACTGAAAGAGAAATAGGTGGTATACCAAACTCTAGTGAAGATATAAAGCAAGCTCACGCAGCTGCTATTGAAACTTATATAAATACTAACGTTGGTATTTTAGAAAATGGATATGGAGATATGTATTTCCAAAGAACATTAAATGATTGGGCTAAATTCAATATAAATAATAGAACAAAGCATGATGCTTCTATTAGTTCAGGATTAGCTTTGATGGCTTGCAATAAGAATAGGTATATGCCTGCTCAAAAGAAAATATATAAACCTATTGATTTAGGTATTAAAAAATATAATAATAGTGGAAATACTTCAAAAATACTTTAATAAATGAAAATCCAAACTAATACAAACAGTTCTTTTCCAAACCAAGTGGTAAGTGAGGAAGAAAAATCAAGCTTAGAATATGGTATTCAAGTAGGTAGAGCTATTGAAGGAGAATGGTTTCAAGAAGGAAGATCAGGAAATAGATATGCTCAAAGCTACAGTAATTTTCATCAATTAAGGTTATATGCAAGAGGAGAGCAGTCTGTAGCTAAATACAAAAGTGAATTATCTATAAATGGTGATTTATCTTATCTTAACTTAGACTGGACTCCAGTTGCTGTTATCCCTAAGTTTGTAGATATTGTTGTTAATGGAATGTCTAATAAGTCTTATGACATTAATACTGTAGCACAAGATCCTTATTCTATTAAACAAAAAAGTGAATATTCAAGAAAAGTTTTAAGAGATATTAATAATAAAAAACTATTGACAGGTCTTAAAAATAAATTAGGTATTAATTTATTTAATACAACTAATCCAGAAGAATTACCAGCTAGTAAAGAAGAATTAGACTTATACATGCAAATGAATTATAAACAGCAAATTGAAATTGCTGAAGAAGAAGTTATAAATAATGTTTTAGCTAAAAATAAATACGAAGAAACTCAAAGAAGATTAGCTTATGACTTGGCTGTAATAGGTATAAGCGCTTCAAAAACTCAATTTAACAAAACAGAAGGTATAAAAATTGATTATGTTGATCCTGCTTATATGGTTTATTCATATACTGAAGACCCTAACTTTGAAGATATTTATTATGTAGGCGAAGTAAAATCTATAACTATACCAGAGTTAAAAAAACAATATCCAAATATACCAGAAGAAGAGTTACTTAAAATACAACAAATGCCTGGTAATTCTCAATATATAACAGGTTGGGGTAATTATGATCAAAACACAATACAGGTTATGTATTTTGAATATAAAACATATCATGATCAGGTTTTTAAAATAAAGAAAACAGATCAAGGACTTGAAAAAGCTTTAGTAAAGTTTGATGGTTATAATCCACCTGAAAGCGATAGATATGATATTGTAACAAGAACAATAGAAGTTTTATATACAGGAGCTAAAGTTTTAGGTAATAACTATATGTTAGAATGGAAACTAGCAGAAAATATGACTAGGCCATATGCCGATACAACTAAAGTTGAAATGAATTATTGTATATCAGCACCTAGAATATACAAAGGTAGAATTGAATCTATGGTAGGCAAGATATGTGGCTTTGCAGATATGATACAACTTACTCATCTTAAACTGCAACAAGTAATGTCAAGAATAGTACCTGATGGTGTGTTTTTAGATATGGACGGTTTAGCAGAAGTCGACTTAGGTAACGGAACTAACTATAATCCAGCTGAAGCTTTAAACATGTATTTTCAAACTGGTTCTATAGTTGGTAGATCACTTACTCAAGAAGGTGGTATGAACGCTGGCAAGGTACCTATATCAGAATTATCTTCATCGTCTGGTCAAGCTAAAATTCAAAGTTTGATTGGCACATATCAGTATTATTTGCAAATGATACGTGATGTAACTGGATTAAACGAAGCAAGAGACGGAAGTATGCCTGATAAAGATTCCTTAGTTGGTTTGCAAAAAATGGCAGCAAATGCTTCTAATGTAGCAACTAGACATATGATGGATTCTTTACTTTATATTAGTCTTAGAACTTGTGAAAATATAAGTTTAAAAACAGCAGATATAATAAAAAATCCTTTAAACAAAAGTGCATTAATGAATTCTATAAGTACATTTAATACTGAAACATTAAGTGAATTAATTAATTTACAAATTCATGATTTTGGTATTTATTTGCAACTAGAACCTGAAGATGAAGAAAGAGCTCAATTAGAACAAAATGTACAAATTGCCTTAAAAACAGGAGCAATTGCATTGTCTGACGCAATTGATATTAGAGAAATTAAAAATACAAAATTAGCTAATCAATACATAAAGCTTAGACAAACTCAAAAAATTGAAAGAGAGCAAGCTGCTCAACAACAAAACATACAAGCGCAAGCGCAAGCAAACGCACAAGCTTCTGAAGCAGCTGCTATGTCTGAAGTTCAAAAGCAACAAGCTTTAACTCAAGAAAAAGTAAGTATTGAACAAGCTAAGTCTCAGTTTGAAATACAACGCATGCAAAATGAAGCTCAAATAAAAAGAGAGCTTATGGCTGAAGAATTTAATTATCAAATGCAATTAGCAAAAGCTAGAGCTGGTGTTGAATTAGAAAGAGAAAAAGAAATAGAAGATCGAAAAGATAAAAGAACAAGAATACAAGGAACACAACAATCAGAAATGATTGATCAAAGAAAAAATGATTTATTACCTATAAATTTTGAATCTGAAGGTAATGATGATTTAAGTGGGTTTAATCTTGGATCATTAGGTCCAGAATAAATCTTTTATTTATTTAATTATATTATATTATGTCAACAGAAGTGAAACAAGAAGGCGACTTTAAGATAAAAAAGTCTAAGCCTAAAAATCTAGGTAAAGAAACCAAAGCACAAGATGCTATAAAAAAAATAACAATATCTGAACCTGAAGATGAAATAAAAAAAGAGGAGATAACTAAAGTAGTTGTACCTGCAGAAGAAAAAACACAAGACGATGCCATTCAAATCGGAGAAACAGAGGAAATTTCTGTGGGCGAATCATCCGAAGATAGCGAGAAGGTGGGAGAGGAAATACCAAAGTCCACTGAAGAAGTTCAAGATGAAAAGCCAGTATTGCAAGAAATTACAGAAAATGTAATTGAAGAAGTTAAAAAAGTAGAGGAAAACATTAAAGAACCTAAACAAATAGATAAACCTTTACCAGAAAATATTGAAAAGCTTGTTTCTTTTATGGAAGAGACAGGTGGAAGCATTGAAGATTATGTGCGTTTAAATGCTGATTATTCTAATGTTGATAATAATACATTATTAAGAGAATATTATAAACAAACTAAACCACATTTAGATAATGAAGAAATTAATTTCCTTATGGAAGATAATTTTTCATATGATGAAGAACTAGAAGAGGAGCGAGACATCCGCAAAAAGAAACTCGCAATAAAAGAAGAAGTCGCTAAAGCAAAGAATTTTTTGGAAAGCGCTAAGAGTAAATACTACGACGATATCAAGTTGAGACCCGGCGTAACTCAAGAGCAACAAAAAGCTATGGAATTTTTCGACCGATACACGAAGGAGCAGGAAACTGCAACTGAGCGTCATAATGATTTTGTTAACCAAACTCAAGATTATTTTACTTCTGATTTCAAAGGTTTTGATTTCAATGTAGGTGAAAAGAAATACAGGTATGGTGTGCAAAACGCAAGCAAAGTAGCTGAAAAACAATCAAATATTACAAACCTTGTCGGGAAGTTCTTTGACAACAAAGGTAAAATATCAGATAAACAAGGCTATCATAAAGCTATTTATGCCGCTGAGAATGTAGATACTATTGCAAGTCATTTTTATGAACAAGGAAAAGCTGACGCAATCAGAGAGGTTGTTGATGGTTCTAAAAATCCTAGCACAAATCCAAGGCAGGCTTCACAGACTGATGGGTTTAAAGATGGGATTAAAGTAAAGGTGGTAAATAATAATATGAATGATTCTTCAAAACTTAAAATTAAAAAAATCAAAATTTAAAACTATATAAATTATGGCATTAGCACCAAAGTTTGGATCATTAATTCCAAGCCAAAAACTACAAGCCCTGGAGACTAACTATCTTAGTTTCACAGATGGCAACAATGATTTCGCACAACAGTACTTACCTGAGATCTACGAACAAGAAGTAGAGCGTTACGGAAACAGAACTCTTTCTGGTTTCTTACGTATGGTAGGAGCTGAAATGCCTATGACATCCGATCAGGTTATCTGGTCAGAACAGAATCGCTTACACATTGCTTATGATAACGTTATCATGGCAGCTGGTAATCCGATTAATGTACTTTCTTTCAATGTTACTGCTAGCATAACTAACGTTATTGCTGTCAAAGACACCATTGTTATAATGGATCCAACTAATGGAGTTGAATGTACTGCAATAGTAACTGCAAGAACCGCTGGTGTTGTTGGAGGAGCTGATGCTACTATCACAGTCGCACCTTACGGAGCAGCTGCAGTTTCTGCTGCAACAGCCGCTGGAGGTATTGGAGCTGGAGCGCGTACAGATCTTAAGATCTTTGTTTACGGTTCTGAGTATGGAAAAGGACTTGGCGATGCTACTGCAGAGTCTATTACTCCTTCTTTCACTCAATTCAGTAACTCACCTATCATTATCAAGTCTAAGTATCAAATCTCCGGATCTGACACTGCACAGATTGGTTGGGTAGAAGTTGCTACTGAAGACGGAACAGGTGGATATCTTTGGTATCTTAAAGCTGAGTCTGAGACACGACTACGTTTTGAAGATTACTTGGAAATGTCAGTTGTTGAAGGAGAATTAGCTGCTGCTGGTTCTGCTGCTTTAGGAGCTAACAACAAAGGTACTCAAGGATTGTTCTCTGCTATTAAGACAAGAGGTAATAACTTCTCTGCTTACGGTGGAACTTTAGCTGAGTTTGACAGTGTTCTTAAGAACCTTGATACTCAGGGAGCTATTGAAGAGAACATGTTGTTTGTTAACAGAGCACTTTCATTAGAGCTTGACGATATGCTTGCTGGTTTATCTGCTGGAGCAAACGGTGGAACTGCTTATGGTTTGTTTGAGAATTCTGAAGAAATGGCGTTGAACTTAGGTTTCACAGGTTTCCGAAGAGGTTCTTATGACTTCTATAAGACAGACTGGAAATATCTTAACGATGCTTCTACTCGTGGTGGCTTAGTTAAAGCTAACGGTACTGACGGTATTGCTCCAATTGAAGGAGTATTAGTTCCTGCTGGAACTTCTACTGTTTATGATCAAACTTTAGGCACTAACATCCGCCGACCTTTCTTACACGTACGTTATCGCGCTTCTCAAGCTGATGACCGTCGTATGAAGTCATGGTTGACTGGATCTGTTGGAGGAGCTTATACTTCTGATCTAGACGCGATGCAAGTACACTTCTTATCAGAGAGATGTCTTTGTGTTCAGGCTGCGAATAACTTCGTAATCTTCACTAAGTAATCGATCAATTAAAGTAATGTTACCCTCGTCTTATTGACGGGGGTAATTATTACTCTTTTAAATTATTTAATCTTATTATATCATGGCTAAAAAAGCTACAGCTAAAAAAGTTGAGGTTGCTCCTCAGGAAATTGAAACTACAAAATATGTAGAACAAACTTCACAAAAGGTAATTAAAAAACCTAAGTGGGAAATAAAAGATAGAGTATATCTTTTACAAGACAGACATAAACCATTAACTTACACAATGCAAAGCAAGCATCATCACAGATCTCCTTTGCTTTGGTTTGAACCAGATACTGGTATGCAAAGAGAATTAAGATTTGCAGTTAACCAAAACTCTCCATTTGTTGATGAACAAAAAGGTGAAGTTACTCTAGGTCATATAATGTTTCAAAATGGTGAATTAAAAGTTGCTAAAGAGCAACAAAACTTACAAAAACTATTGTCTCTTTATCATCCTGGTTTAAATAAAAAATATTATGAGTTTAATCCTATTGCTATTGCAACAGATGAACTTGGTGATATTGAACTAGAAATAGATGCTTTAGTAGCTGCAAGATCTATGGATATAGATCAAATGGAAGCTATACTTAGAGTTGAAGTAGGTTCAGAAGTTTCTAAAATGAAAAGTAAAGAAATAAAAAGAGATCTTATGTTTTTCGCAAAAGAAAATCCAGGTCTGTTTTTAGATTTAGCTAATGATGAAAACGTAATGTTAAGAAACTTTGCTATCCAAGCTATTGAAGCTGGAGTAATTAAGTTATTAGACGATCAAAGAACTTTTGTTTGGGCTTCAAATAATAAAAAATTCATGACAGTTCCTTTTGATGAGCATCCATACTCAGCTATGGCAGCTTTCTTTAAAACTGACGAAGGTTTGGAAATATACAAATCAATAGAGAAAAAATTCTCATAACATGTAATACTATATAGTAGATAGGTCACTCATAGAGAGTGGCCTAACTATTATTCAAAATTAAAATACAATGGCGGTAAATATAAACACAGTATACACTACAGTATTATTCATACTGAATAAAGAGCAGAGGGGTTATATTCCTCCAGCTGAATTCAATAGTCTTGCTGCGCAGGTTCAAAATGATATATTTGAATCGTATTTTCCTGACGGTAATCAAGTTAACCGCCTTAATCAAAGTAATCGCCAAAACGATACTGAGTTTTTTGATATGTTTAAAAATATATCATACAAGTTATTTCCTTTTGAAAAGGAAACAGATTTTACCTATAATGCTGCAAATACAGGATTTATATATACAGGTACTAAAACAATATATAAGCTAGGAGAAATCACTGCAACAACTCCAGCTTCACAGACAGGTCAACCTGCTAATATACAATCAGTTGTACAATTAACGAGTAAAAGTGATTATACTGAAATTACAAAATCTAAATTAACATTGCCAACAGCAAGTTATCCTATTTGCTTTACAACTCAAACAGCTGCTGCAATTGCGCCAGCTACAGTCCCACAATTATTAATCAAAGTTTCGCCTGCTACAGCAGCAACAACTTTAGCAGTAAATTGCTTATTTGCACCAACTAACCCATCTTGGGCGTTTACAGTTGGTACATTAGGTCAATATGTCTATAATTCTTCTTTGTCTGTAGACTTTCAATTAGACATTGCTGAACAAAACACATTGATTATTAACATATTAAAATATGCGGGTATAATAATTAAAGATCCACAAATAGTACAAGCAGCAGCGCAAGAAGCGCAAGCAGAGGAAACAAATTTAAAAAGTTAATAAATGGCACTAATAACAGAAAACAATGCACAATATTACGCTGGCTCACAAGATTTTCTTGTCAGCAATGCAGCTGCTGGTCAAACATATACATGCACTTTTGATACTGATTTAGTTTTTGGAAGCTTTAATCCTTTAGAAACAAATTATGCTTTAAATAATTTTAAATTATACACAGCAGCACCTGGAGTAGCTACATACACAGAGTACACAGCAGCTTATACAGTAGCTAATAATGTTATTACTGTAACAGCAGCTATAGCATTAAATACAAGTTTTGTTGTTCAACTAAAAACAACAAACGGTGGCGAATATGGTAACAGAGATGCTTATGGTTCTACTGTTCAAGAAAACTGGGGTTCTTATTCTTATATAACTTTGAACGATATTATAGACAACTTTATGGTTGGTTACATTGGAGATGGTAAATTAATAGGTACAGTTAAAAAAAGTGATGTATTATTTTTTGCTAAAAGAGGATTACAAGAGTTTAGTTACGATACACTTAAAAGTATAAAATCTCAAGAGCTTACTATACCACCAAATTTAAGTGTGCCTATACCACAAGACTATGTTAACTATGTGAATATTTACTGGGTTGATCAAGCTGGTATTAAACACATTATTTATCCTACTACTTTAACAAGTAATCCATATAGAACACCTATTCAAGATGGTGAAGGAATTCCTACTCAAGATAATTTTGAAAGAAATCTACAAGGAACATCTATAGTTAACAAAAGATGGAGAGATAATAATTTAAAGAATTTAAATAAAGAATTAGAAGACAGTTCTTTTTTCTCTAACATATATGGTGGTGGTTTTGGTAACGGTTTTGGAACTGTTGGTGGTCAATATGGTATTCAACCTGAAATAGCGCAGATAAATGGATGGTTTACTATAAATGAAAGAGACAACAAATTTTCTTTCTCTAGTGATCTCTCTGACAAGTTAATTATATTAGAATATATATCAGATGGCTTAGCAGCCGATGGTGACACTAGAGTGCCTAAAATGGCTGAGGAAGCAATGTACGCATACTTAAGTCATGCTATAATATCTACAAGAGCAAATCAACCTGAATATGTAGTAAATAGACTTAGTAGAGAAAAGACTGCAAAATTAAGAAACGCAAAGATCAGATTATCAAACATCAAGTTAGATGAGTTTACTCAAATTATGAGAGGCAAGTCTAAATGGATTAAATCATAAAGTTATATGCCTAAAGTCACTAATACTTTTATAAAAAGTAAACTAAACAAAGATTTAGATGCTAGACTTATCCCTAATGGAGAATATAGAGATGCTGTAAATGTACAAGTAAGTAGGTCCGAAAGTGATAGTGTTGGTTCACTTGAAAATGTTTTAGGTAATAAATTAATTAAAGATTTTGGTAATACAGATCTTACATGTATAGGTTATTTTGCTAATGAATCAACTGGTATGATTTATGTTTTCTTAACAGACTATACAGACCCAGCACCTAACACACAAAGATCATACTCTACAACTGCAGAAAATTATATATACAGCTATAGTGTTGATAATGATAGCTCTACTCTTTTAGTTCAAGGAGCTTTTCTTAATTTTTCTAAAACAAATCCAATATTTGGTATTAATCAATTAGAAGAGTTTTTGTTTTGGACAGACAATAGAAACCAGCCTAGAAAAATAAACATAAACAGAGCTAACCCAAATGGTTTAGCAACTCCTGATTATTATACTAATGAAGATCAAATATCAGTAGCAAAATATAATCCATATAAACCTATAGAACTATATAGAGAAATAAGCTCTACTGTTATAGAAACAACAATGGAAGATGCTACAAGTAAATTTTTACCTAATGGTGGTAGTGTTATATTAAGTAGTGCTATAGCTGCTCAAGCTACTTCTTTACCAATTTCAGGAGGTTCTTTAAAAGGTGAAGTTTTAACGGCTAGTCCAGTTAATCCATATACAAATAATGTTGGCTCTACTGTTTCTTATGTAGATGCTAATAATAATATTCAAACAATAACTGGAGTTACTGTTAATACATTTCCAAGTGCTATAGCTATAACATTGACAGGAACAACATCTAATGTTCCAGCTTTAGCTATTGGTACAGAAATTATTTTTAATGCAAACCCTAAATATAGTTCATTATTTACTGGAGATTCTGATTATTTAGACGATTTATTTGTAAGGTTTAGTTATAGATTTAAATTTGATGATGGTGAATATTCTTTAATAGCTCCGTTTACTCAAGTTGCTTTTATACCTAAGCAAGATGGTTACTTTATGTATATAAAACCAGACTCGACTACATCAACGCCTGGCTTAGACGACCAAGCAAATGCTTATAGAAGTTCTATAGTTTCATTTGTAGAAAATAAAGTTAATATTATAAAAATAATAATTCCAAGACCTAGTGAGTTATCTACAGGTGGTGGTTTTGCAGGATCAACTATTGCTAATGATTTTAAAATATCTGAATTAGATATATTATTTAAAGAATCAGATGCTTTAGCTGTTAAGGTTGTTGATACAATACCTGTTGCAAACATTACTATAAATAGTGATGGAGATATAGAATATTTATATGAGTCAACAAAACCATTTAGAACTCTTCCTTCTGATGAGCTTATAAGAGTATATGATAAAGTTCCTGTAAGAGCCCTTGCCCAAGAGATAAGTGGAAATAGAGTTATATATGCTAATTATCAAAATAAACATACACCTCCCGCGGTACTAGATTATACTATAGCAATAAATGAAAAAAATAATATTGCTTTAGATAAAGGAACAGCTGTTGTACCTGGTTCCACATCAGGAACAACATTAAATTTTTCTAGTTCTTCTGGAACAATAGATATAGGTAGTTACATTTATGGAACAGGAATAGTAAAAGGAACTGTTGTAACTTCAATTACTGGATCACCCGTGACATCAGTAACAATAAGTAATGCTGCAACGAACGCGTCTGGAACTATAACATTTAGAGCTGCTGGTGATGAAGAAGTAAAAGTAAGTAAAGTAGAATATCCTAATTCATCTGTTAAACAAAACAGAAATTATCAAGTTGGTGTAGTTTTAGCAGATAGATATGGAAGACAATCTACTGTTATTTTAAATGCAGCAAATCAAGGTTCAACCATATATCATCCTTATTTTGGTAAAGGTTTAGAGCAAAACGAATGGCCAGGTGATTCTATAAAAATGTTATTTAATTCTGGTATATCTCCTTCTGCGCCTAATCAAACAGATGAGTGGCCTGGTTTATATAATGGCAATGTTGCAAGCGCTAATTATAATCCATTAGGTTGGTATTCATATAAAATAGTAGTTAAGCAAACAGAGCAAGAATATTACAATGTTTATTTACCTGGTATAATGGCTGCTTACCCAGATTCTACAACTTTAGAAATAGGTAATACTTCTCACGCTGTTTTAATAGCAGATAATATTAATAAAATACCTAGAGATTTATCGGAAGTTGGTCCTGAACAAAGACAATTTAGAAGCTCTGTTCGTTTATTTGGAAGAGTTGAAAATACTGCTGTATTAATAGACCCAAGTGATTTTGGATTAAGTAATAAACAATATTATACTTCAACAGAAGGTGATACTGCTTCGATAATATCTACTATGAAAGATTTATTTGAAGTACCTACAACATTAACTGCAGGGTTTAAACAATTTTATGACCATGAATCTGATCCTTTAATCGCTAGAATAAGCACTAATTCTAAAATAGGTCAAATATCAAGCGTAAATTCAAGTGCTACACCTCCTGGTCTTCAGTATTTAGCTGTTTATGAAACAGAACCTGTAGAATCTTTATTAGATATATATTGGGAAACAACTTCATCTGGTCTTATATCTTCTTTAAACACAGCTATATTGACAGGAACAGGTGGTGGAGCTTCACTAAGTAGTTTTAATACAAATAACTGGTCTGAGGCCTTGGCTAGTGGAGGAGATATATTAAATGCTGGTTTTCAATTATTAAACCAAACTGGACAAGTTATAACAATAGCAGGTAATAACTCATTTACTTTAACAAGTGTAATTGATGGTACTGGTCAAGATGTTCAAAATTTACCATCTGCTGGACCTTATTTCCAAATATACTTGGATAGTGGTTTTTATAAAATTAGAACAACTTCTACATATTATAGTCAAGTGTATTTTAATTCAAATCCTAAACTTAGAGAATTTACTTTTAATTTTAGGTCTATAATAATTGACGCAAGTAATGTCCCTACTACAACTTTGTTTAGCGAATTTGCAACAGTAAATAATGTTTCCCCAACTATTACAGCTAGCCCAGCTTCAGGTAGTACAATTACTTCTAATAGAAATTTAACATCAACATTAGTAACTTTGTCTTCAGTTAATGGAGCTAATAATACTAATCTAGCCGGTAAAGACTTAACTTGGAATATAGTTTCTCAAAAAGTAACTGGAGATACAACCAACACACAAGTAAACTATTTTGAATTAACAACTCCAGTTGTGGGTAATACAAGTGCTACAACTCTTAAAAATATAAGTTCTGCTACTGAATCTAAATCTTATGATTTGGTTGTAAGTTGTTCAGATCCAGGAGCTACAGCACAAGTTAACTACACGTTAGATTTAAGTGCTCCTGTTAATTTTGTAAAAGACACTCAACTGACAGTGACTGTTACTCAAAACGGAGAAATAGAAAGTGAAGAATGTGTATTAATAAATATAACATCAAGTCTTGTAGCTAATCAAAATGGATTTTATTTATATGTAAATTTCCCAACTTTAGGTCAAGACTTTAGTGATTTAATAACCGCTAGTGGTGGTGGAACTGCTTCTTCACCTATTCAAATAGATAGAACAAATGCTATAACTTCAGGTAATGCATGTGGTGTTTGGTTATACGCTACTACTCAATCAGCTGTCATAGATTTGTTTTATGACAATTGTATGCCAGTGCACGCATCTAGTAGTAGATCAGAAAGCTTTGTAGATCAAAGCATAACGGGTATTGTATTTGAAGTAATTTAAATAAAAAATAAGTAATAATTAATTATGCCAGGAGTAACAATAGAAGTAAAATACTTTAACACTTTTGTATTAAAAAAGACGCTTAGCGGGCAATATGTAACCGACCAACCTATTTGGAACGGTTCTTTTGGTATACCTAGCACTATAGCTGGTGGATATCCTGTTGTGGCAGACACATCTCAAGGAACTCCTTTCGCAATTGAAGAATCAAGAATACGTGGAGGTTTTAATAACACTTCTGTAGATTTTTCTCCAAGAGCGTATTTAGTTGAAGATAATCCAAACGCTTCTAGGTTATTTAGTTCTATAATATACTCTGGAATATTTAATTCAAGAACAGGTGTAAATGATACTAACGTTTTTCCTGTAGGTAGCGATATAACAAAAAGTGCTGATCCGGCAAGTGGTTCTATACAAAAGCTATATGCTGAAGATACAAACATGCTTGTTTTTCAAGAATACAAAGTAAGTAGGGCTTTAATAGACAAGGATGCAATATATGCTGCTGAAGGCGGTGGTACCGTAACGGCATCTAATTTAGTTATAGGAGTATTACAACCTTACGCTGGTGAATATGGAATAAGTAAAAATCCAGAAAGTTTTGCTGTTTATGGCTATAGAAAATATTTCACAGATAAAAACAACAATGCAGTTTTAAGGCTATCCAGAGACGGTATGACTGAGATATCATCTTATGGAATGAAAGACTTCTTTAGAGATGAATTAAACAATATAGATACCAATGCTGGTGCAGGAGTAGTAAGAGGTGCTTATGATCTTTATACAGATCAATATATTTTATCTCTTCAACAAAGTACTGTATATAATACAAATACTACGTATAAAACTTTATCATTTGACGATTCTATAAACGGTTGGACAAGTTTATATACTTATCAACCTGATCAAATATTTAGCATGCGTAATAGATTTTATTCATTTAAAAATGAAAAATTGTTTATACATAATGATACATCTGTTAGTAGAAATAGTTTTTATGGAGATGTACAACCAAGCTCTGTAACCGTTGTATTTAATCCAGACCCAATAAGATCAAAAACTTTTAGTACAATGAGTTATGAAGGTAATAATGGTTGGGAATTAACAACATTAGCTTCTGACGGTACTGGTAAAGATTATCAATCACTCAATAATGTTTATCTTAGTACAAATGATTCAGCAAATACTGTATTAAGTTATATAATGGGTGAATATATTATAAATCCAGCAAATGGTCAAGCTATTAGCGGCACACCTACAGGAGCCGGTGTTGGCCAAGGATATGTTGCTACTTTTGGTACTAAAAATCCGCCATACCCAAGACTATACGCTGGTTTTGACAGAAAAGAAAATGCTTATGTTGCTAACTTAGTTAATAACAGTCCAGCAGCACAAGGTGAAATAATATTTGGAAGTGTAATAAGTGGTATAAAAGGTTTTTATGCTACGGCTACATTTACAACAGATAGGTACACAGACCCTGGAGGAGAAAAACAATTGTTTTCAGTAGCAACAGACTTTTTCTCTAACAATGGATATTAATAAATTAAATAAATAAACATGGCAGATCAAAATTGGTTTCAAAAAAACCCAGTAGCTTCGGCAGGCTTGATAGGTGCTGGTATTTCAGTAGCTGGAGCAGTAGTGGGTGGAATAATGGCAGCTAATACAGCCAAAGAATCTCGAAAAAAACAATTCGATTTAGAACAAGAACTTGAAACTTTAAGAAATAATAGACAAGAAATTGTAAATCCCTATGAAGATGTTAAAGACTTGAGTGGTATGTTAACTAATCAATTTGCTAATTTAGGTGTTGCAACTCAAGCTGCTGAAATGCAAGTAGAACAAGCTGATATATCATTAGCAAATACTTTAGATACTTTAAGAGCTACTGGTGCAAGTGCTGGTGGTGCTACTGCATTGGCACAAGCCGCTTTGCAAAGTAAAAAAGGTGTTTCCGCTGGTATTGAACAACAAGAAGCTCAAAATGAAAAACTTAGAGCTCAAGGAGAACAACAATTACAACAACAGCAATTAGCTGAAAAACAAAGAATACAAAGATTAGAAGCGGCTGGCAAGCAGTTTGTTTTTGGAGCTAGAGAAACAAGAGAAGTAACTGAGCTTGATAGAGCTTCAACGCTATTAGAAAATGAACAAGCTATAGAAACGCAAGCTAATGCTGATATGATTGGTGCTATAACTGGAGGAGTTAGCAATATAGCTTCTATAGCTGGAGATGTTGCGCCATACCTTAAAAAATAAGATTAAATTATGAGTTACAGAAATCCAAAACTAAACATTGATACTAAATCTGGGCAGTATTTAAGAGAAATGGGAGCTAAAGCTGCCGCTGGTGTAAGTAAGTTTGCAGCGGCTCAATTGGCAATTGAAAAAACTCTTGCTGAAAATAGTAAAATAGCAGCTGAACAAAAAAATGAAAGCCAAACCTGGAGAATGGGTGTAATGGAAGATTTAGGTGAAGTCATGGCAAATGGAGCTCTTTGGGACGGGTCTAATATTGAAAACATAGATGTTATGTTAGATAAAGGTGAAGAAATATTTTTAAAACCAGTTAAAACTCCTGAAGACATGCGCTTTTTAACTAATTTAAATCTTCTTGATGAAAATTTATTAGGTAGTATAACAGGAATGAGCACTTTAGGTGAAGGTTATGAGAACGCATCTGCAAATACTGGTAGACCAGGTGGACTTGCTGCAGATGCTCCCCCAGCTGTTAATTCATTTATACAAGGTTTTATAACTAATACAACTAAGGGAAAAAGAGAAGTTTTTATAAATTGTGATAATCCAAATGGTTGTTTTCAAGAATATAAATTTACTCCAGATAATAAAAATATACCAGCAATGTCTTACACATCTGACCAAATAAATAGTATGATGAACGAATCTGGTCAATTAAGAGCATACACTACGGTTAGTGATTACCCAACAAAGTTTAATGAAATAATTAAAGAAAATAAATTTTTAGATGAAAAAGGAAAAGTAAGTGATTTATCTTTAAATAATTTATATAATACAAACTATACTGAAACATATGATCCTGAAACAAGAAAAAGAACAAGGACAAGAAGTTTAAACTATGATGCTTTTGTAAAACAAAATTTTAGTAAAGTAAGTGGTTATGTAGGTAGTATAACTGGAGCTGCTGGAAGTTATGATCTTGTTGCAACAAACAACCAAGTTATAGATCAATTAAGAAGTAATGCTAAATCTAAACCAGGATCTATTTCAGAAGATTTTATAGAAAAATTAGAAAAATTTGATTATCCAACTGTTGAAAATGTATTAACACAAAACCGTAAAGAACAATTACAACAAAATCTTACTGCTAATATTTTAAAATTACAGTCTATTGAATATTCAACAACTTCAACAGAAGATATTTTACCTAAAATTTCTGAAGAAGCAACTAATGAAGACTATATTAAAGAAACACAAGATTTATCTAAAGGATTGTTAGATGCTTTATATACAAAAGACGCAGATTATTTTAATCAAAAAACATATAGTCCAGCTGGAATACCAAGAGAAATATCAGGAATTGAATTTAAAGGACCTAAAGGAACTTTGCTTGAAATAAAATATTACTCAGGAACAACTACAACTGGTGAAGATAAAAAGAAAAAAAGAGATCAATATAAAACTAAAACTATAAATTTAGAAGATAAAAACGCAATGTCAGATTTATTTAAGAATCTAGTTGTAGATGGATTATATGATAATGGAAAAATAAAATCAAAAATAATGACAACTTTTCAAAACACAATTTTCCCTGATGATGTTAAATTAAGAGCTAAAGATGGAATAAAACCTGGTAAAGATGTAGAAATAGATAAAACAGAAAGTATAATTTATTCAGGAACTGCCTCAGATATAATAAATAACTTAAATTAATTATGGAAGAATTAGAAGAAATTGTACAAAAAATGATGGATGAAAATACTCCTGAAGAAGAAATCAAAAAGTACATTAAAGATTACAAAGAGGGAAAGTCAAACGGTGTTGTAGCAATGGATGCGACTGTAACACCAGAACAGGAAGCGTCCGAAAATATGGAATTACAATCGGAAAATATTTCTTTGGAATCACAAGAGCGTGAAAAAAGCCCAAATGGCTTATTAATTAATATAGAAAAATCTATAAAAGGAGCTAGAGAATTATCTTTAAAAAAACAAGAGTCTGAAGTTATTTCTAATTTTAATGATGTAAATAAAATTTTAAATTTAAATTTTGAAGGAGAAATTGTTGAATCAACTTCTGTTTCTACTCAAGAAATAAATGAAAACGCAAAATCCGCAAGTATTGGAAAAGCTTTAGATGATGCTACTAAATTAAGTTTTGAAGAAAAACAATTAGCTATTTCACAAGCCGAAAATTTTGTAAATAATAAATCTACAAAATCTGTAAAAGTTAAAAAATTTCCTAACAATCCTGTTAGTGTTTTTATAAATAAACAGATTCCAAACGATGAATGGGTTGATTTAAATAAAAATGCAAAAACAAAAGTTTTTAATAATTTAAAAAAAGAATACCCAAGTTTTACACAAAAAGATTTTGATGAAAACTTAAATACGTATAATGAAGAAATACTTACTGAAATGGTAAGTATAAAAAATAAAATAAATTTAAGAAAAGAAAGAGATAATAAAATAATAAACGTTATAGACACTTTTGATTTTTCAATGTCCTTAACAGATGCTCAAGAAAAATTAATAAAATACAAAGAAAAAGAAAATAAAAAACTAGAAAAAAATATACAAAATTCTAGTGATTTTATGAATAACGCTGGCTCATATTTAACTCAAATAAATAACACTATAAAAAAGCTTGCTGGCACTAAATATGAAACTCAAGAACAAGCTAATAGAGCTAGAAAATTAGTTGACTCTTTACAATTAAAATTTAAAGAAACTCAAGAGGCTTCTTCAAAAAAATATCTTCAAGCAATGGATGATATAGAGACTTCAAATACAGCTTTGTCAGATTTAAATATTTTAACAAGAAATTATAATCCAATAACTAATTTTGTTCAATCATTAAAAGCAAAAGGAGCTGGCCAGTTTGCCATAGGTGGTCTTAGGCTTTATGAAACTATTGTTAATCTTCCTGTTGAAATAGGTGAACTTTTAAACGTAAACTCAGCTTCTGATATATATATGAATAGCATGTTAGAAAGACCTGGCTCTTTCCAAGGAGTACCTAATGCTGTGACTACTGAAAAAAGTATAAAATTGATAAAAGAATGGCAAGAGGGTATATATAAAGAAATGCCATTGCCGCAAGATTTTGAAGATTTAAAAACACCTGAAGAATATGGTAGGTATATATCAGATCTAGCTGGTAGCCAACTTTTAAATATAGCTTCTGTTATGGTTTTAAAAAAAGCTGCACTACCTGTTTTAGGGTTAAATTCTTCTGGTGCTAAACTCCAACAGTTTGCTGAAGAACAAGAAAAATTAGACGCTTGGAAAAAAAATAAAATAGGACCTAAACCTGAAAGTGGAGATGTTAGTTTTGCACAAAAATATATAACAGCAATTGGTTTTGGTGTTCTTGAAGGAGTAGGTTCAAAGCTACAATTAAAATTATATAAAGATTCACTTAGAGGATTTAGAGGTGCTTTAAAAAACCCTAAACTATCAGTAGGTATTAGGCAAGGCTTTACTAATTCACTAAAGTCAACTTTAAGTACGGCTAAAGATTTTGGTTTAGAAGGTCTTGAAGAAGGTTTTATAGTACAATATGGAAATAATTTTCTTGATAGGTTTGTTTTAGGAAAAAATATAAATTTACTTGATGGAGTTAAAAAAGCTGCAATTGATGGTGTTTTAATAAGTCCTTTTTATAAAGCACCAGGGGTTTTAACGCCTATAGTTTCTATATTTCAATCTGTAGATTCTAATCAAAAAATAAGTCAATGGAAAACTGAAATAGATAAAATACAAAATTCATTGGTTGAAAATGCCAATATGGATTCTGAATTAATTCAAGTTGCTGAAAAAAGAATTTTTTCTTTAGTAAGTAAAATATCTGGGGAAATAAATAAAACAATGGATAGAACACTAAACATGTCTGAAGAAGACGTGATTAGTTTAGGTCAAATAGATGCGGAAATTTTTAATTTAAGAAAACAACAGCAAAAAGCAGAGCAAAATGATTTATCTTTTAAAGGAGAAAATCCTTTATTAAAATCAATAGAAACAGAAGCAAACAATCTTTTATTTGATAAAAATAATATATTAGAACCTTATATAAAACAAGATAATATTAAAAAAATAAAAGAGGTTCAAGAATTAAGTTCTAAAGCTAAAATTGACGATAATTCTAATTTTTACGATACTAAAGAGGGTTTTATTAAAAGAGCCAAAGAATTAGGCATTGAAGTTACTGGAGAAGAAGACGCTCTTATAGATCCACAAACTGGAGAAGTATTAATAAACGTAGACGTTGCTTCTGAAACAGGTGCTGTTTCTGCTCAACTTCACGAATATCTTCATAGAATATTAAAATCATCTTTTGTAAATGATTCTAAATCATTAAAGAAAATTAAAGATGAATTTAGAAATATTTTAAGTAAAAAACAATTAGCAATAGTTGAACAAAGAATTAATAAAAATTATAGGTTTAATGAAGATGGTTCTGAAAAAAATGAATTAGAATACGCTGAAGAATACTTCACGGCTTTTTCTGACGCTGTTTTTAAAGATGAAATAAAATGGTCTGATAATTTAACAGAGTCGTTTTTATCATTTGGAAAAAAAATATTAGAACCAATTAGAAAAATACTTGGTAATGAAAAATTAGAATTTACTTCAGGAAGAGATGTTTATGATTTTATAATAGACTATAATAAAAACATTAAAAAAGGAGAAATAACCAAAAGAGGTGAAACTTTAATAGAAAAAGGAAAAAACATTAATAAAAGTCAAGACGCTGTTAAACCTGTTGTTGCTTCTAAATCTAAAATAAAAGAAGCTTACGATGAGCTACAACAAATAGACGAGACAGAAGCTAACTTTACTCTTGATTCAAAAAAACAAAAAGCATTAACAGATAGAAAAAATGAATTATTAAAAATACTTCAAGATGAAAATATATATGAGGAGTTACGTCAAATAGATGAATTTGAAGCTGACTTTAATCCAAATGAATTTTCTAAAAATAGAAAAAAAGAACTTTTAGATTTAATAAAAAAAGAAGAAACAAAAGAAATAGTTAAATTTTCTAAAACTAAAAAAGGTGTAAGTGCCTCAGAAGAAGTTCAAAGATTATTTAACGAAAAACCTAGAGACTGGGAGGTTGAAGTCATAAAACAAATGAGACCTATAACAGCTAAGCTTGTAGAAAGAAGAAGAGACGTTACTGGTTTTGATAGACAAATTTTAATTGATGAAATAGAAACAGGTGAAAGAGGTATTTTAGATTTAATAAGAAGTTATGATCCTAAAAAGAACGATTCTTTAGCTGCTTATATAAATACTTTTTTAAGCTTTAGAGCTCAAGAAGGTTCTAAACGTGTTTTAAAAGAAGTGTTTGAATCAGACGTCACCGAAGAAAGAAGTGTTGCAGCTCAAGAAGATGACATATCTATAGAAGATGCTGTAGATGAATCATTTAAACCTACAATAGAGCAAAAATCAAAATTAAGAAGAGAAATAAAATTACCAGATGAGCAAGTTGAAAAAGTCAGAGAAGCAGTTAGAAAAACATTTGGAACAAGGTTACCTGACGTTAACTCGCCTGAATTCAAAAAAGCTCTTAGAAAAGCTTATGACACAGAGTTATTTAAAGAATTAAAAACAAATGTTTTTAAAACTAGAGATGAATACAGAAGTTTTTTAAGAGAAAACTGGAAAGCTTTATACGATGCAATACCTCAAGAAACACTTAACCAAAGCTTTGCGCCATTTAGAGAAGAAGTTTTAGATGAAAGCGGTAAACAAAAAAGAGAAAAAACACCTGAAGGTGAGCGTATATTTAGAAAAAAGAATATAACTAGAGAAGAGTTTTTAGATTATTTCTTTAATCCAAATGTTGGAGGTTCTACAAGAGGTACTAGAAAAGATGCAATAGTAAGGATGTTAGCTCAAGAACTTGGTTTTGATGCCACAATGGAAACCATACAAGAGCCTAAAGTTGCAGAGAAAATAGCATTTGCTAATCCCACTGTTACAGTTCCAATTGCAGGAGTTGTACTTAACAGACCTGATGCAAAATTTAGTAAATCAAAATTACCAGAAGAATATGGTTGGCAAAAAGATGTCTATAAAATGGAAAGTATTGATGATGTTAAGCCATATATAGATAACTGGAAAGATTTAATGGAGCTTAAAGGTAAAAATGGTAAAAAAGCATTTAGTTCTAATTTGATAAGTTTTAGCATGCTTATGGGTGCTCCTAGAGCTTATTTAAAGAATATAGTAAGTATTAAAGAAATAGACAAAGCTGTAGGTAAAAATAACAAAAAAAATATAACTAGTTTACTTAATTATGATAAAAAATTATCAAATATAATTTATGGTAGTTTTAAAGGTCAAGAAACTGGTAAGGTAAAGCCTTCGCAAACTTTTGGTGGAAATACTAATTCTAAAAAATACAAAGAAAATAAATTAGAAAATTTATCATATGTACAAGGTTATAACAAAAGAAACTCTTTACTTTTTGATAAGCTACTAATTGAAATAAATGAATTTTTTAATAGTAAAAATTTTACTGATGCTGAAATAAAAAAATATGGATCTTCTATTTTATTAATGTTAGAATCAACACAAGCAGAAAGAAATCATGCTTTATCAAACGGTGCTGCTGTTGTAGCTAAGTTTAATAATAACTATTCTGGTAAGTTAGAATATGAACACGCTGTTCCTAGTAAATACGTTTATGAATATATTTTAGATAATATTTTAGATAAAAATAAAAGTTTTGAAGATGCTTTAAAAAATATAAAACAAAATTTTACAGTTATTGTCATACCTGCAAATATTGCAAAAATAGTAGATACGGTATATAAATATACGATGCCAAAAAACTTTGACATAAATAAACCTGGAGATTGGATTAAAAGGTATATAAATCCTGAGGTTAAAGCAGCTTTAAAAGAAGAAGGAATTGATCCAAATTGGTTTGAAAACAATATGGAAATGCTTAACAGCAAAGATAAAAATTTGTTTAACCCGTCTAAAGAAGTGAAAGCAAGCAAAACTAAAGCTTCTTTTTTTAATAAAATGATAGAAATAAAAACAGGTATACCTGCTAAGCGAAAAATAAGTGCAGTTACAGCAGCTAAAATGGGTGAAGAAAACAGAAAAATAGATTTCTTTATTTCTCCATCTGCTGAAGACTTCATGGGATTACTTTATAAAACTATAGGTAAGGGCAAAGTAGGTGATGATCAAAAAAAGTGGATTAACGAAAATATAATGAAGCCTTATGCTATAGCTATAGAGAAAATTACAATAGCAAGAAATGTTGTAACAAATAGTTTTCAAGCCATAACAAAAGATTTAAATATAACAGAGAAAGATTTAAAAAAGAAAATACCTAATAGTGTTTTTACTCAAGAAGATGCTGTAAGAGTTTATATATGGGCAAAGCAAGGATTAGAAATACCAGGTATATTAAAGAAAGAACAAAAAGAACTTGTTAGTTATGTTAATGGTAAAAGCAATTTAGTTAAGCTTGCCAACAACGTTATAAAAATAAATAACGTAGCTTTTAAAACACCAACTGATTCATGGCAGGTTGGTAACTTAGGAACTGATCTTTTAGAAAGTTTAAACACAACTCGTAGAGCAGAGTTTTTAGAAGAGTGGCAAAATAATGTTGATGATATTTTTTCTGAAAACAACCTTAATAAGCTTGAAGCTGCTTTTGGTAAACCTTACAGATTAGCTGTTGAAAATTCTTTACAAAGAATGAAAACAGGTAAAAACAGAAACGTTGGAAGAGATAACACAACAAATAGAGTTGTTGATTGGACCAATGGTGCTACAGGTACAATAATGTTTTTTAATTCTAGATCTGCTATACTTCAAACTATATCAGCCGTAAACTTCATAAACTTTGGTGATAATAATATAATAGCAGCAGGTAAAGCTTTTGCAAATCAAAAACAATATTGGTCAGATGTAACAATGTTGTTTAATTCAGAGTTTCTAGTAAATAGAAGAGATGGTTTAAAAATGAGTGTAAATGAAGCAGATATTGCTGACGTAGCTAGACAAAAAGGCGTTAAAGGTTTAATAGCAAGATTATTAAAACTTGGTTTTACGCCTACGCAAGTAGCTGATAGTATTGCTATAGCAACTGGTGGTGCTACTTTTTATAGAAATAGATACAATGCTTTAGTAAAAGGTGGTATGAGCAATACTGATGCACAAGCTCAAGCAATGAGAGATTTTAGAGAAACAGCTGAAGAGTCTCAACAGTCAAGCAGACCTGATAAAATTAGCCAACAACAAGCTAGTGAATTAGGGCGTATAATACTTGCTTTTGCTAACACACCATCTCAGTATGCAAGAATAATTAAAAAAGCCGCCCTGGATCTTAAGAATCGCCGAGGCAGTGACAAAGAAAACATATCTAAAATACTTTATTACACAGTAGCTCAAAATCTTTTATTTAATGCGCTTCAAAACGCTATGTTTGCTGTTGCGTTTGGAGATGTAGATGATGAAGATAAACTTAAAAAAGAAATAAGAGTTGCAAATGGCATGGCTGATTCTTTATTAAGAGGTATGGGTATTCAAGGAGCTATACTTTCTGTAGTTAAAAACGCTGCAATAAGAGTATATAAACAAGAATATAAAGAAATACCTATGGAATTATTAAGGATAAGTCCACCTATTTCTTCAAAGTTTAGAAAAGTTAAAAGAGCAACTGATATAATGAGCTGGGATGGAGATGAAATATTTGAGCAAGGTTTAACAATAGATAATCCAGCTATTGAAATAACAAGCAAAACTGTTGAAGCATTAACAAACTTACCTTTAGACAGAGCTATTAAAAAAATAACAAATCTTAAAGATGCTACAGATAGTGATTTAGAATTTTATCAAAGATTAGCTTTAACAGGTGGTTGGAATAAATGGGAATTAGGTATACAGGATAAGAAAAAAGAAAAACCTGTATCATCTAATGTAAATACAGGAAATATAATAGAAAAAGGAGAAATAATAGAATGAGAGATATAAGTAAAGCAATTGTACATTGCACGGCAACTCCAGAAGGGAGACCTACTACAGTCGAAGATATTCGATCATGGCATAAAGCTAGAGGTTGGAGTGATATTGGTTATCACTACGTTATTTACTTAGATGGTTCAGTACATGAAGGCAGACCAGTAGAACGTATGGGTGCGCATTGTAGAGGACAAAACAAAGGATCAATTGGTATTGCATATGTTGGAGGCATAGACAAAAAACACTTAAAACCAAAAGATACTAGAACAAAAGAACAAAAAGAGTCATTAATTGAACTTCTTAAGGAATTTAAGCATTTATACTGTGATCTAGAGATATATGGCCATAGAGACTTCTCTAGTAAGGCCTGTCCTAGCTTTGACGCTAAAGAAGAGTATAAAGAAATAACTAACGCTTGGTAAAATAAAAATTATGGGAAAATTATTAATAAAAATAGGTAAGAAAGTTGTTGAGATCAATAACTTCTTAAAAAGAAAATGGAATTCAATGATTAAATTTTTAATGTTTAAAAACGTATAAAGAGAAATGGCTAGAAATAAATCTGCAATAGATAGACTGGATGAATTTAGTGAAGGAACCGTAGTAGGTCTTTCAATAAAAACTTTAATAGCTGCAGGCGTTACTGTAGCGACGATGGTATCTATGTATATGACTCTTCAAGCTGACATACAAGTCGCTATGAAAGAGCCCGAACCGCCTGTAACAAAAACAGAATATGAACTTCAAAAAGAAATGATGGATAATGCTATTATCGAAACAAAAGAAGATATTAGTGAAATAAAAAAATCTATAGATAAAATGGAAGATAGACTCTTTAACCAATCAAGAGGAAGATGAGTTCTTCGTCTAATGGTTTCATAGTAAAGAACTGGCAAATAGTTTTGTGGTTTATTATCGCTGTATTTACAGCAGGTGGAATATTTACGGAATTTACTTCTCTAAAAAATGAGCTAACCTCTGTTCATGATAGACTAGACAAAAAAGTCATAGTTATAAATGAAATAGAAGATAGAATATTTATTATTGAAAAAAAGCTAGAGTACGAACGAGGTTTATTAGAAGCTCGTAAAAGATAAGGAACAATATGAAATAGGCGTACCATACCTAAAAGTTCCTGTAACAAGAAAGGGGATCACATTACGTGGCCCCCTTTTTTTATTAAAAATCTTCCATATTATATAACACAAGGAAAAATATAATTGAAGATATAATCATACCGCATATTATACCTAGAACAAACATGATATCATATATATGCATGTGTATAGCATAATTATGCATATGATATAACTAGCGTATGTTTTTAACCGTCGCATGATAAACAATTTTCATCCATAGCACTTGCAGCTATATCTCCTCTTAATACACTTTCAGTTCTAGTATAATACAAAGTCTTAACACCTTTTTTCCAAGCATCCATGTGAACCTTGTTAATCCACTTAGGTGTAGCTTCACTAGGAAACGCTAGGTTAAGGCTAACTGACTGATCTATATACTGTTGCCGTATACCCGCTTGATTAACTAATTCAAGCTGGTTTATTTCTTTAAATGTTTTAAATACTTCTTTAACAGGTATATCATGATCACCCATTAAAACGTCATTGAGTTCTTCAATGTCTTGAACAGAGCCTCCGTCGCCTAGTATCTTACCCCATATGTATTCGTTGTTTAAACCGTTGTCTTCTAATACGGTTTCTAACGTAGGATTTTTTCTTATAAAAGTTCCTTTAGCAGACTGCTCTGTGAACACATTAGCCGCCCAAGGTTCTATACCTGGCGATACATTACCTGATAGTTTACTATTGCTAACGGTAGGAGCAACAGCACGAAGATGAGTATTGCGCATACCTGTACCAGTGCACCATAAAGGCTCACCGTATATTTCTGCCAGGTCCATCGAAGCTCTTTCACTTTCGATTTTAATCTGCGAGAATATCTTCCTAGTCTCATACTGAGATAATAAACCTTCGAAAGGAATACCTTTCTCTTGGATATATGTATGCCAACCGAGGACTCCCAAGCCCAATGCTCGCCCTTTTTGCGCAGATCGAACAGAGTTGTCGAATCCACGTAGACCTTTGGCTTTTTGAATAAATTCTTCCATAACGCCATCAAGAAAAAATGTGGCGTCATATATAAGGTTAGTACCTTTCCACTCTTCATACTTAGCTAAATTTAACGATGATAAACAACAAACAAAACTATGATTTTCATCTGTGTGTAATGTAATCTCACTACAGATGTTAGTCATGTGAACCTTTAACCCATTTTCTTTATAGGCTGGTGGATTAGACTTATTTGTGTTCCCTTTAAAAAGGATATAAGGCTCTCCAGTAGCTTTTCGTTTTTGTAATAACTTTCCCCATTTTTTCCTAGCCTCCGCATCTCCTGATTCAAGCTTTCGCATGAACTTATCGCCGATAATAGCGCATTGATGCAAATTAAGTGATTGTCTGTTGACATCTCCTTTCGGTTCACGTATGTCAAGCCAATCTTCAAAATCGGAGTGATTAATGTTAAGATTAACCGACGCAGCTCCTCTTCTGACAGAGCCTTGATTAGTGGCAAGTATAGTTGAATCGTATATTTTACAAAAAGGCACAACGCCGTCACTTGTTCCATTACCTGTTATTTTAGTTCCAGCTGGCCTTATCTGATTAATACCAATACCTACGCCGCCGCCATGCTTGGCTAACAGCATCATTTCTAAATTCTTTTGTCCTATATCTTGGATTGAATCTGCTACGTCAATACCGAAACAACTAATAGGTAAACCGCGATCGGTACCGGTGTTGCTAAGTACAGGGCTAGCAAGGCAAAGCCAACCATTCCAGATGTATTCAAAAAAGGTATCAGCCATTTCAGGTTTATATAATCTGCGAGCAACTGTTTTAGAGACTCTTTGGTATGCTTCTCTAGGCGTTTCGTCGTGATATAAATATCCCCCGGATATTGTCTTCTTGTATATGTCGTTATCACCCCACGCAGGGTAATCTTCTCCTTTGATCCAGTTTTCATTCCACATTTATAATAAATGATTTATCCAGGCTAACAGCCCATTAATATTTAACACTACTAAGTTCCATTGTTTTCTGCTAGCAGTTTGCAGTGTGACTAATATAAACCCAAGTACATAAAGCTTAGGGTCTATAGTCCATTGAGCAGCAATCAAAAAACCGCTACCCATGTAGCCTGACCTAGTTGCTAGTTTCTCCCAAGGGCTCAAATTTTTTCTCGCTATCAGCATCTGGCCTAGCTTGCTTAGCTGACTGTTCTTTGAGTTTTTGAATAGCTTTTTCATAACCTGGCATGAGTTTAATTGTTTCTAATGTACCTATAGCTAGGTCTTTTAAATAAGAATTTTGCATAAGCAATTGTTCTGTCATTTTAATTGTAGTATGTAGCTTTTTTTCTAGCTCTTCTACTCTACTTAGTTTTTTTGCTTTCATTTTATTTAATTTAATTGTTTACCAAATATCTTGGAAGTCTTCTCCTTCATTTGCCTTTGAATAATCAGTGGGTCGTATTGCGAAAAAGTCAGTGTGTGTAACACCACCTGTTAAGTGATAAAACCAATTAAGATTATCTGCCGAAGCAGAATCATATGAGAAAAGATTACCAAGTTTACTATAGCCAAGCTCAATGAGTTTTTCATTAGCTCTTTTTCTTATAAAGTTTATAAGGTCTTCTGCGGCTATACCTTCAACGTCGCCAGCTTCAAACATTTTATATATATACTTTGTTTCAAGGTCTACCATTGTTTCAGCAGCACTAACAACATCTCTTCTACATAGATTAAGTAAGTGCTCATCTTCAGCACACATATCTCTAAATAGTTTACAACCCATCTTACTGTGCAGTGATTCATCACGCACCGACCATTTCATTTGTTGGCCTATACCTTTCATTAAGTTACGTAGTTGAAAAGAATATAATACTGCAAACGCAGAATATAAGCTAACACCTTCTGCAAATGCGGAAAATATAGCTAGTGATTTACCTATACCCACCCTGCCGTTACCTTCGTAAGCTACAAGGTTATTAAACCTATCAGCAGTTGCTTCTTCATGTAAGAAAGCTTCGTAGTTTTCTAGTCCTAAAGTCTCGTTCAAGTAACTATAAGCTACAGCGTGAACTGTTTCTTGTGAACCAAACATCATAGCCATTTGTTGTATCTCATGCTTTGGAAACCAACCCACTACTTTTTGAGTCCAGTAATCTGAAACAGCACACTCGGTCTGAGCAAAGCCAAGAAGTATATTACCCACTAAACTCTTCTCTTTTTCATTAAGCTTTTCGTTCCAGTCCTTAATATCGCTTTGCATTGATATTTCAGTATGAAGCCAAAAGGCTTGAGCTTGCTTTAACCAGCCTTCTGTATAGTAGTCTGGGTATTCAAAAGGTTTGTATGCTACTCTTTCGTCAAATAAACTCATCACTTATAAATAGTCAAAGCTAACTCTACAAAAGGTAAATACAATACGTGTATGGTATGCTTTTCATCTTCATGGTAACTTCTTACACCGAGAAGTATACCTGGATATACACCTATTTCTAATCTCCATTCATATTCTTTTTTTTCTTCTTCTAACATCTTATACCGTATTTATTTTGTTGTTCAACTAATTCTTTAAATATAACTTTGCCTTTGTTTTCCCAGCTCCATTTTATCCACTTATCAACTTTACGCTCTGCGTATCTTTTTCTTGCTATCCCTTTTGCTTCTGCAGGATCAACTCTACCGTGGTATCGCATTCTTTCTGATTTTGTGGTTTATATAATGTTACGCCTGGAAACTGCCTAACTACTAACTGCTTAAATAATTTCCATCTCATTGGAAATGAATCATTAGCTCTACCTTTGGTTTCAATTATAAAGTTCTCTCCAATAAAGTCTGGTGTGTATTTAATAGGTAAAATTCTTTTACAACCTCTATTAACGTAATCACCCTTACCATTAGATTGTCTTTCATAAACTTCATTATCAAAATGAAAACCGTTTAGTAAAACAAATGTCTCTCCTTCGTACTTAGCTTTAATCTTAGCTTTCCTAAGAGCTATGTACATATACTTCTCAAGACCTGAAGCAAACTTAATTCCATCATATGTTACTTTTTTAGCAACAACAGGTCCTTTTTTACGAGGCTTTTTTCTAAAGCTTTTTTTATTAGTAGCCCTCACGTTCTTGTAGATATTTTAATGCAGCTTCTTCTATCTCATCTGATAAGCAAAGCTTTGCAGCTTCGAGATATAATAAAGAGTCCATTAGTTCTTCTTGAACGTCAACTAAAAATCTTCTAAGATCTTTTTTCTCACCGACTATTTCTTCCATCATAGTTGCGCCATATTTATCTTGGCCAACTAAGCTACGTTCATCCATCTTTTTTAAGACAGATAATACTACTTGGTCTTTAGTTCTGATTTTCATTTTGTCTCTTTTACAAAGGTTCCACGTTTCATGCTGCCGCTCCTGTGCTTGATAACATTATATGCTGATTCGATACAATGCTCAATGCGAACGCCCTCTAGATGTGCTAAGTTAGTCAAAACCACGACCATATCACCGATAGCGTCAACAATTTCTTCGTCATCATCTTTTAGTAAGGCTTCAGCAAGCTCGCCGGCCTCTTCCATAAGCTTTATGTATTGAACTTGAGATGTACCACGTTTGTGTATACCACGTTCTTTACCCCACTTACGTATAAGATCAAATATGTTTTGCTCTTTTGTTTCTATCTCGTCGTCTTTAAAGTTTTCTACAACGTCGTGGAACTCACCTTGAAAAGCTTTGTTATATATGTAGCATTTTTCTTTTGTGAACATAGACACTTTGGCGTTGGTAATTATCCAAGGAATATTATCGCTAGTTATTGTAAAATCACCATGTGGTGTGTTCCAGGATAAACCTATGTTATCCATTAGCTGACCTTTTAGCTTGTCTACAGGGCAGGAAAACGTACTTGTTTGTTCTGTTGAATTGATTTTCATTTTATTAGATTTAGTATTTAATTCATTGTACTTACGTATATCAACCTTGTACCCATAAGACTTTTGAAGCTCTATTTCGCGGTTAGAAATGTAATCAACATCTTCTGACTGCTCAAGAACTTCGTATTCTCCCTCCTTATAGCCTTGTATAAGGGTGACGCGAGTATTAAGATTACGTGTAACGCCTATCTTTTTACCTGGAATGTGGTATAAATAATACATATTTTTTTAATTTATTTTATTATTATATAAGTGCATGTTGTGTGCGTGATGGTAATATGTTCCAACCTCATATCCTGACATCCTAGACATTAATTCCTGTATACATGAAAATTGGTATTGATCATTACAGAAACCGTACCAGATGTCATTAGAACGCATATAGACAGACATATTTAGTTTGTTATTTAATACTGTAAACTGAACAGCATATGTGCACGGTGTATCTGTGTTATAATCCTCATGTTCTTTACAATCATATATACTTATAGCAGCGTGCCTGGTGTTAGGATTTTTTGCTAGCTTTTCAGCTACATAATGTAGTTGATTATTTCTATACATCTGATAGCCATAATTAGAATTAACTAATCTTTTTTCATCAGCCATCTTTTCCCATATAGGAGGTATATTACCATAGATTTCACCTAGCTTGTCTATGCTACGATCACCAGATAAATACCATTGCCATTCAGCTTTAGCATATTTTAAACTCCAGTTTCTCTCTGTATTTATAATATGGTTATCCATAGGATTTTCCATAGTAAAACCTACATTGAACAAAGCTTTGGTATCATCAAAGTCTTGGCCTTCTAAGAGTATTCTATCTAATAGATACTCATATGCTTCATTTGCGTTTTTAAAATTACTTCTCATTATTATATTTATTATAATAGTACAATTGATATTCACTAACTTTCTTCCATATCTGTGCAGAATTGTAAGGTTCAGGACTTGTTCCAATAACTTTTCTTCTACCAACAGGTCCTTTGTGTATGTCTATATACCATAATTTTTCATAAGCTTTAACTTGTCTAGGCTGAATAAGCAAATTGTTTTTGAAACACCAGTACCAAGCAGCTTCCTCCTTAGTAGACCTAGTATATTCTTGCATATCGCTTTTTCTACCTTTTATTCCCATGGCATTGGTTCATCATCTTCAATAGCAGATTCATTAGGTATAAAGCAACCAGACTTTGGCTCCCATTTAAAATGAGCTTCAGCTTGGTTCTCACCAAGGTTTTGAAACTTGACCTTTAATACCTTACACTTAACGGTTTTGTTTTCATAATCTCTATGAACTAAAAGCCCGTGATAACTAGCATCATACCACTCACCACCACCTTTAATACTGTACATAGTAGGTTCTTCGATCTTACCATCTTTGTCTTTATACATCTTAGTTGGGTGTGCTACTACAAAAACCAACACGTCGTATTTCTTTGCAAACACTTCTATCTTAGTTAGATACTCCATTGTATAACGGTTTACATCTTCTGTTTTACAGTCGACGTCTCTGATCTTATTAAAAGGATCAATCACTAAACACTTGATACCCTTGCGTTTAACTAGCTCAGCACCTTTTTTAAGGACTGACTCTAGTGTATAACGTTCCATATCAATATGAAAGTAATTACTATTACAATGATCTGCTACTTGATTCCATTTGTCTGTACCAATATCTTCTTTACTAGGCATACCCTGCCAAGTCTTACGCATAAGCTTATGTGCATGTAGATATGTAGGTACATTTTCAGGAGATGCAAACGCAGTCTTCCAACCATAGTTAGCATTATAACCTACAACCATTTGGTCTACAAAGTCTGACTTACCAGACGATGGTATACCAGTGACAGTTATAAACTGACCTGTGTAGGTAGAAAATATTCTGTCAAAGTTTGATAAACCAACTTGATAACCTTTCTTAAAACCGTGACGAACAAAGTCAGTGATATCATCTTCGATATCTTTAAATGTTGTTACGTTTTCTAAAGGTACAGGTCGTGAGTTAGTTATACGTTCTAATAACTTCGTCTTACCATACTTCTGTAAATATTCATTAGCATCTTTGCAGTCTTCAAAAGACGCAAGGTAACATACTTCGGAACCTAATCGACGGATGAGCTCCGCCTGTAGTGCTTGCCCAGCTTCATCTGAGTCAACTGCTAGTATGATTTTTTCTTTGTCTTCAAAGTAATCAATACAAGCATCTAAGTATTCTAGGTTGTTTGAATTAAGTGTAGCGCCATTAGGAACTGATATGGCATTTGTTACACCAGCTTCATGTAAAGCTAGCACATCCATCTCACCCTCGACAAGCACACAGGTATCAAAACCTATTATACTGTTTATATTATAGAACACTTTTTCAGCGCCCTTAAATAATTTAAAGTTCTTCCTACCATCTCTGTATTTGATGTTAATGAGTTGATCACCCATCATGTAGTTGAACTTTATTACGTTCTCGGTTTTACCGGTCTGAGGCATAAACTCAGGACCCTCACCAACATTTAAGTCAGTGAGAGTCTTCTGAGAAATACCTCTTGTCTTAAACCATTCTACAACTTTTGTTCCAATAGGTTTTTCGTTGTTTACCCGCACTTCGGGACGAACGTAAACCTTTTCAGATGCACCCTTACGTTGGTAAGTGTGAAGTTGAAATGATGTATCACAGTTGTGACAAGTACCGAGACCACGTTCCCAATCATATGAAGCGCATTTAAGCTTTTGCTTCTTGGGTTGTCTGTCAGAGGAGCACAAAGGACATGTGCCTTGAGCTTTACCCTCTTCCAAACCATATTGATTGAACTCGTCAATCAAGAATCCATTGATCTCTGTTGTTTGCATTTAATTTAATTTAAGTCTTCAATTGTTATTGAGAAAAATATATCTAGTCGTTTGTTAAAACGGTAGATCTTCTACAACCTGCTTAGGCTGTGCAGCCTGAGGTTGATCAGTGCGAGGAGCAGTAGCAACATTGTCGCCATTAGTCCAAACCACTTTTACATTACCGAGATAAGTCTTAGGAGTTTTAGCATCACGCTCTTCCTTAGACTGCTCTACAACAACTGGGCCTTGGTTACCATAGGTATCCACCTCGTCGTTTAATGTAATCGTAATAGGTAAATACTTACCTTTTTTACCAACATAAATTTTCTCCTTTGGGATATCGTTTAAGTTGATACTTGCTTTAATAATACTTGCCATAATTAAAGGGTTTTGTTAATAAAATAGTTACTTGGATTAAAATCCGGGTTATCGAAGAATAAATTATAAGCAGCCACTGCTTCCTGAACCTTATCCTCTCCACGAGAGATAAATTTATCAGAGCAATCATATATGCCTATTTGATGAGTGGTCTTACAGATGACAATAAATATCATCTCATACCCAAATAGTTTTTGATATATATAAGATTGGCTATTATAATTATATCGCTCCGCTGAGTATTTGAACTTAGAAATATCAGCAGTAGTCTTAAGGTCAATGATTAATTTCTCATCATGATTTAAAATGTCTGCCTTACCTTTCCAAAGCTTACCAAATAGCTCAGTAATCCCAGGTACTTCGTACTCTACGTTCTTTGCACGAATTAATTCCTCACAAATCTTATTAGACATCATCTTGTCTATTAATATTTCTGTTTGGTCTACCTCGTGTTGTAGTAAGCAAAGTTCTCCGTCTGAGATCTCTTTATACGCTTTAGTATTTCTAGTTGTTGCTTGTATAATCTTAAAGCTCTTAAGTTTTTCAGGCTCAAGTATTGCTGTATGAAAATACCCGCCAATTAAAAATGCTGGTATTGGTACCATCTGGTCACCTAGCGATAAAGGATTTGTTAAAAGCTTAGAGATATCAGAGTTGCTCAAGAACTGCTTCCCGAACGCACCATAATAGTGTTCGTCTTCTCTAAGTTTATCTAACTGTTGTTGTCGTGTCATTATAGAGTTTTTAAAGTAGCAGCGGGTATTTTATATTTAGATTTAATTGCTTCTAACTTACCGCCTTCTGCTAAAAACTTTTTAGCTTTTTCTAAAGCTTCACCTTTTAATTCAGGTTTAGTACCAGCGTCATCATCTTTGGTATCATCTATTAAAAATAGATTACCAAGTGAATACTTCTTAGCATATGATGATGCAGTACCGAAACGCTGTGGCATTGCCATACCTTTTTGTGTTATATCTACACCAACGATAGCGGTTGCGTGTATAGCATTTTCACCATCAGATATAGTAGCCTTAGACTCTATCATAGGAAACATACCATCAGCGGATAATATAGTTTCGTTAATAGTAACGTACACTTTAAGCTCATCTAAAAATGGTTTTATAGCTTCAAGAATATCTTCGGCACTACGATAATTGTAGTCACCGAATTTGTTATATCTGCTTTTTTTAGCTTTAAGATTTGTTTGGATTGTTATTAGTTTTAGGTTTATGTTCATGGTATTATAATTACAGGTTATTGGTTGGTTTTACTGTGTTTAAGTTAGTTAACTCATAGATAATCAAGCACTTGCGAGTGGTCAACATTGTCTATTAATTTTTGAACTGCTTGCTTTTTCATCTCTGATATACGTACGTAATCGCTTATGCCTTTTATATTTAGTAACTTTGCTATGTCTTTAGCTGAGTGCTTGTCACAATCGAGACCGTAAGATAGACGTAAAACTTCATATTCTGTATCATTTAAATGTTTTTTCATTAAACTTTTTAAATAAACATTCATCAGTGGTATGTTATATGGCTCTGATTCATCAGGTATTTGATACATCATGTTGTCATCATCATCATTTACTTGAGCATCAATACTTAAAAATATACTATTAAAGAACATTGCAACCATTGTTTTGTCTTTCGGGTTGCTACGTATCTCGTTAAGCTTATGTTCTGGTATTCTCATATCACCGCGAGCCATATCAATTCTACGTCTAATGTTACCCTTGATACGTTTACTAAGAAAAGATTTTAATGTTTTCTCTATATCGTCAGATAACCTTAGCTTAGTCCAGTCTAATTTGTCTACAGCTTTTACTAGTCCTTCGTTACCGATCTGTAGTATATCATTGATACTCAGCACACCAGACGCTTGTTGTGACGTTGAAAATTTTCTCGCTAAGTTTTCTACTAGTGGCATAAATACTATTATAAGTTCGTCTCTTGTATATTGGTCGTAATCTTTTTTATCAGGCATACATGCAATTAAATCCTCTTTGTAGCGGACATAATTAGGTACGTTATATTTTTTCATATCTCTTTATTTAATAGTTCTTTTTCTTTTTTAAGATCCATACCCATATTTCTATGGATAGTTCTTGAAGAACAATTAAGTAAACCAGATAATGTTTCTATCGTTATAATTTCGCCTAAGTCGTGTATATCTAACATGCATTGGTATATATCATCTTCGTGTATACTCTTAGATCGTCCAACCATTTGACCTACTATTTGCAACTTCTGTTCTAAAGATAGTCCAGAAAATTCCTTAAATAAAATTTTGCGTAGTTTATTTTTAGGTGGTTTATCAAGATCACACATGCTTACCTCATAAATCATAGTGTTTATCAACTGTTCTGATACTTCAAAAGTTACAAAGCCATTTGGCTTGTGTATCAAATGCTTACACACTATTTTAAAATTATCTTGTGTTAAGTCTGGATTTAAATACCAAAGAACTAGCATGTGCCACTTAAGAGATTTGTAAGTTGTAATCTTAGCCTTACTTCTGAAAAGCTCATAACACTCGTGTGTGCCATTCTCGTAGTAACTACCCCAGTCGTATACCTTAGTAGGTATATCTGTTATAGGTTCTCTACGGTATATGATACGCTTAGCGTTAAAGTATTTCATATTTCTCTCGTGTGACATAAGCCCCTTACTATTTATCCTCTAATAGGCTATTGTCACATTTAATAACATCTAGCGTTTCAAACACAATATGATTATCAAGATAATCTAAAGCACTATTATACAAAAGTATTTCTTTAGTTTCTAATTTATTAAAAAATTTCTTAGTATGTTTCATCAATCTTTTTATCTATTATATCTGTAATGTTATTTACTAACTCACTAGTTTTCATGCGCTTATCTTTATAAGATAATAGCACATACCTAATACTACAAACCAGATCTTCTACATCTGCATCTAATTTATATTTTACCATATTATATATTTTTAAAGTTTTCTTGGTTACGTTCATTGATTGCTTCTGCTAGCTCATCATAGTCTGCTAATTCAGTAAAATGACGGGCATATTCCATAGCTTTTGGTACAGACATAGGTTGCAGCGGTGTGTCTATCATCAGACCATCAAGCAGATACTCATCTACTATATGTTTTACCTCATCTGCATCTAATGGATTATAAAACTCTACACCATCGAATAGCTCAAGCATTATTTTCCAGGTTGCGTAGTTAGCCCAACCATTATATTTGTTTTCATTTAATGTCTCTAGACTCATGACTAATATATTTATGATTAAACTTACCTTTTAATATATACTTATTAAGGAACTTACCTTTAGATAACGACGTACGTAGACCTTCAAACATGAACGCAGGTACTTCATCATACTCATAACAACTATTGTTTTTGAATACAATACGTAGCTTGTAATCTGTATAGTAATACTCAGCAGACTTGATAGCATCAGAGTTAACTTGTATAAGTTGATAGGGTAATATGCTTTTTTTTCTTTTTTCCATAGTTTATTTATTTATATTTATTATCCAAAGTGTATCGTATTCTAATCGTATTAAAATAAACCACCCATATCGTCTCTACAATCAGGACAGATGTCACAAAAATGGTGCTCTTCCTCTGTCATAGCTTTTTCACACAATTCGCAAGAATTATCTATCATGGTCGTATTAATTTTAAACCTAGCTCTTTAGCTACGTAGTTAATATGTTTTTGAGTTGTTTGGCTCCAGTTTTTCCATTGAAGTAGTTCGAAAGGTTTCACAGTAGCAACGTGAGTTGTGTAGCTAATCACTTTGTCATCAATAAGCATTAAGTTTTCTTTATACTTATCAAACTTTTTTATATTTAAATCATTCATATTCTATCAGGGTTAATTTTTATATCACTATCAGAGCCAACCATCCATGTACACTTATCTGTGTTGTGGCCTTTGCCACACAAAAAAGCTTGACAAACCTGAGATTCAGGATTCCAGTTAGAGTTATCTATATTGTATCTATATACATCACCGTTGTTAAAGTCTAACACCCATAGGTATCTTGCTATAACAGAACGAGATAAGTTATGTTGTCTTAATAATCTTTCAACTATTTGATACTGATTCACATACTCTTGGTCTATGTAATTACCTTTAGCATTCATCTCATGTAGTTGATCATGTACTTTATTGTGGTATACTGCAGTTGAGTGATCACTAGCTATATAATCGCCTATACTTTTGTAACTCATACGAGTATTGTTTCTAAGATAACCACATAGCATACGCTTAGCCTTGATTATTTCCATACGCCTGCCTTTGTTTTTCATCTGGTCAGGAGTTACACCATTTAGGTGTGCTATCTCTTTAAATACTAAATCTATATTCATATTGTTTATTTATTATATTATCCAAATCTCTTCGTATTTAGATCGTACGATCGTGTAGCATTTCATAAAGACGCTTGAGTTCTTTAGGGTCTACATTATTAAAATCATGTTCATCAAGTTGCCAAGGAAGCTTTAAGTTCCTGGTAATGATTACTTTAACAGAGTTTTTTATTTCAGTAGCAGTTTTCTCTGCTATTAATTCTACTATTTCAGAATTTGTCATGCGCTTATTATTTTAAATTTAGTAACCAGTGAAGGAATCGAACCTTCATACTCGTCAGTAGCATTTGCGGGTGTAAGGGGCCCAGTTCTTACTGTTGATCGCTTTTTATTTTGGGTAATGATAATAAACCTCTAATACCACGATCTAGACTTTGTACCGCAACCTTGCCTGGTTGATATGTGTTCATCGAGCCGTTTCTCCACAACTTTTACGTTGCTCCAGGATATTGCCTTCATCACACACGTTTTAAACCTACCACCATCTACTCATCGCTTAACTCCCTATGATAAAAATTCCCTGAGCAGTGTATAGGTGGTAAGTTTTTATTCTTTATAATTTTTATACAATAGATATTCAGATATAACTTTATCAAACATTTCTTGTAAGTCTTTAACACTGTAACTGAAATTACTTTTTCTCATCCAGTATGCAATGCTTTCTAAAGTATCTATTGCTAATTCCTTGTGTTCATCTCTTCTACTTGCCATCTTTCAATTGTTTTATAGTATAATTCAAACCTTTAATAGTTTCTTTAGCTTCTAAAAGCTCTCGCTTAAGAGCAAAAATTCTTACGATCAGATGCTCACGGGTAACACCATCAATGCCTGTCATTTAAGTACAACTGTTAAGTTATTATCTTCAAACTTAAGGCCAATAACTTCGTATTCGTTGTCATCACTTTCAAGCTTAGTTAAAAACTTATTGAGATCAAAAGACCTGTAGTGTATAACTTCTCTAGTTGCTGCAACATGCTTAGCATCTTCAGGCTTACACGTCCACACTTGGCCTACGTGCTCATCTTTCCAGAATACCTGGTCAGTAAACTTGTTACCACGCTTACGTGGCCACAGTGACTGTTCTTTTTCTAGTTGTTTTTCTTTAGTTAATGCCATAGTTGTTATTTTTTATATTCATATTCATTATCCAAAACACCTCGTATTATGATTGTAACATTATGTGTTCATTAATTCTTCAGTTACTCTACTAGTAATGTGCCTTCTGTAGTTTGAAAACAGTATTGGTAGTAACTCCATTAGTCTTTCATCGTCTAAATGCCTAAGCGTATCATCTAACCACTCTTGGGTTATAAGCTTGTTACCTAAACACCAGTCGTAGATAAGATTTGAGATGTCGTAGTGCTCGTCTGACTCCCAATAGTCATTAAGAGGTAATAACTTGTCAAGCTCTCTGTATGCGAGTGATAGTATTTGTCGTTGAGTTATATTTTTCCAACCAACTTTTAAGAATACTTTTAATAGTTTATCAAAATCTTTATTCGTTTTCATATCTCTTGTATAAATCGTTAAGTAAATTAATTAAAGTCTTAGTCTTGTCTTCTGCCCAGTGTTCGTGGAAGAACTCTTTGCTTACTAAGTTTGTATTTATAACATAGTCTGCTATAGTCTTTTCAGCAACCTCATTGGCGTATGAACCTTTATAGTAACTGTACACTATCTGATTGCGAAGCTCAACTAATATATAGTTAAGGATGTCTTTGTCTCTGTCTTTCATATCATTTATTTTAGTGGCGTGGTGGGAATCGAACCCAGCGCTTGAGTTTAGCAATCATCGAGCCGTTTATTGCATCCCGCTAAGGAATTACCGCTTTAATCTCGCATGGGATTTCGTAAGACGTCTATCCCGAACCTTCTCAAGTAACCATTCACGCCGTTAACATGTGTTAATCATTATTACGCCACTCATTCATGTTTTGCATTATGAATGCTTTTATAATATTATTTAACTCAATATCTTGCTCGACTGTTAAGTCGCCTGAGTGTAAGTTATAGTCTTCTACTATAGCTTTCCAGTTAACATAGTTATCTGCTAACATATCCATACTTGTTTCTTTATTACCCTTCATTTTGTATGAGTTTTACTATTGCTTTTTTCATTAATAAATCAATCTCTTGTTGATCAAAGTTTTTGTACACATTAGATACCTCTTTCTTTACAAACTCTGTAGAGAACTCTTCCAGTGGTACACCATATGATGAATACAACATCTTTTTATCTACCCACCCGTGTGGATTATTCTTTATACTATATACTTTGATTCTTGCAAATGTTTTTGTAAACACTGCTGTTAAGTATTCTGTACTTACTCTGAAGACTTCTGTAGTTTCAGAAGAATCATTGATTGGCTTGTGATTAGTAGTTGCCATTGTTGGTGGGAAAAAGTCTGTAATTGCCATAGTTTATTTGTTTATTATATTATCCAAAACACCTCGTATTTTGATTGTAACTTAGTTGACATAGTAATTAAAGTATATATTTACATATTACATATGACACTTGGAAGGCCAAGAGTACTCCTACTATACTAGCTATCAGGTAACTAGCAATGTTTACTATTTTATCAAATTTATTCATAGTTAAAGGTGTTTAAATATTTATAAGATTAGAAATGGTTGGAAGTGTGATGCAATATCTCATTGTGTATGAGTGCTTTGCAAGAACTTACTATAACCCAGTGAGTGCCTTCTTACTTCAAATAATTCAGCTTCATTGAGGTTTTTGAGTTTCTTATTATATAATAACTCTGCATTAGAAGTTAATAGTGATTTGTTTATTTCAGAGTTCATTATATTGTTGAATCTCTTGTAGTATCTATCAGTAAATTCTTTTATCATAATTAATTTGTTTTAGTATTTTCTATTATTTCACCAGATAAGTCATAAGACAACTCTTTAAAGTATATTTCAGTGTGTTTGAGTTCACCATCTTCATAGTTGAATATATTACCTTGAATATCTCTGTATACTTCATAGTGTGTACCCTCTTCTACTTGGTCTAGAGTTTTCCACATTGTTCCTTTTTCCATAACTTTATTTGTTTATTTATATTAATATTATCCAGACACCTTCGTATTCTGATTGTGACTTTCTTTGGAGCGAAGTGTTCCGATTAGCTGGAGAGGTTACCTTCACACACAGTATGACATTAGCCTATTAACTAAGAGATAGTAACAGGCTATTGTCACACTATTAGTTATAGATTTGATTTAGTAAATCTGTCACTAACATTTCATTAGTATCACCATCTTCTAAGTTGCAGTGATTTGTTACAAAGAAATCTACTTCTTTTAACATTTCTTCTTTGTTTATTTTTACTATTAATTCTTTGTAAGAATTTAGAGTTTCTTCTGACCAAGTGTACTTCATATTATTTATTTAAGATTTATATTATTATCCAAAGTGACTCGTATTTTAGTCGTAACTTTGTTTAGAAAAAAACCCCTCCAAGCTGGAGAGGTAAAGTAGTTACTTGACTAAGTGTCGAGCAATTACTGGAATTGAAGTACTTGAAGTGTAAGATTTGTACTTAGAAAAACATTCCATTGAGTTAAGTTTATCTTTCATTACCTCATATACTTCATCATGTAAGTATGTGGCGAGTTTACCTGATTTGAATGTTACACTTATCAAGGCACCTTTACCTATTAGTGACTTTCTTATAACAAAACGAGTAGAGTTGATTTGATTTTCTTTTGAAGTTTTCATATATTAGATTTAAAGAATTATTATAGTTTATTATCATTACTATTATCCAAATAGAGTCGTATTCTAGTTGTGACTTTTTTTAGAGGATAGCTCCAGTAAGCTGGCGAGGTTCAGACTACTATGTAGTCTAAATCCTCTTTGTCAGTATGAATAGAATACTCTATTTCATTCTCATCGAGTATGTCGAGAGTATTTCTCCAGTTCTCTATAGTATATTCAAAGAGTATGAAGTCATTTGATTTGAACAGCGAAGCGTCTATATTATTTTCTTTGAAAAAGACTTCAGAGTCATTTATATAGTTTACTTCATCGTTTGGAAGTAGAGAGTTGATTTGATTATAATTCATAGAGAGATTATTTATTTAATTAATTATTAATTTATATATATATTATCCAGAGACTCTCGTATTCTCGTCGTATAATTTTTATATATTATTTTATTATTTTATATAAAAATCTCCAGTGAGATGGCGAGGTGATCTCCAGATGAGATCCAGAATTACTTGGCAAGATGCCTAGCAATTACTGGAACTGAAGTTGAAGATGTATATGACTTATATTTAGCAAAGCAATTCATTGCATTTAGTTTGTCCTTCATTACTTCATACACAGCATCATGATTGTATACTGCTGTTTTTCCAGATTTGAATGTGACATTGACAATTGTCTTTGTACCAATTAGACTTTTTCTTATTACAAATCTTGTTGAGTTAATTTGATTAGAGTTTTTCATAGTGAAGTTATTTAATTTATTAATTTAATTTATATATATATATTATCCATCAACACTCGTATTCTCATTGTGACTTTATTTAAAATAGTTTTAAAAAAAACTCCGATAAGATGGGAGGTGGGGGCGTAAAGGCCTAAACGTCTGGTAATCAGGGATATAAACAAGGGGGACCCGTAAAAGTAAAACGCAAAAGGTAACTTGCTGAAAGTCAGGAGGATAGGGGGTAACACCATACCCCTCTATACGTAATATCTTTTTTTTAAGGCTATGTGACATAAGCCTATTAAGAGAGATATAGTAAGGGCCTAGTGTCACACTGTGCAAAATAGTTGGTGTAAAACACCTATAATATCTGTAAGTATAATAGGTATACAAACCAATTAAAAAATGGGTAAACAAAAGTTAAGTCCAAAGGCTTTAAAGGCCAAAAGATCAAGAGATTTAGAATACGCAAACTCTCCAGAGAGAAAAGCTAAAAGAGCAGAGAACCAGAGACGTCGTAGAGCCGCTGTAAAGAAACACGGAGAAAACTGGTTGACAGATAAAGACTATGACCATAGTAAAGGACAATTCACGTCCGTAAAGAATAACCGTGGAGAATACGGTAAAGGAACCAAATAAATAAATACACATGGCAAATATTTCAGCATATCCTACAATAACTCCAAAAGGAGCGGATTTAATAGTAGGTTCAGAGACATATGACTCTACAGATGCTACATCACCTAAGGGTAATCCAACAAGGAACTTTACGGTTTCATCAATAGCTACACAAGTATCAGCATTAACATTACCTTATAAAGTATATGTTGCAGAGCTAAGTAATTTTGGTGCAGGTACCACTGCTCCTGTAGCAACTATTTTTCAAAATACATTATCAGGTGCTATCACATGGACAAGAAACGATGTTGGAGTTTATATTGGAACATTGGCTGATGCTTTCACATCTAATAAATCACATTGTATAACTCAATCAATGATAGTTTCTAATCCTTCTATAGGTGCTCTTGGAGAAAATGGTGTTACAAATACCAATGAATGGCCTGGTCAGCAAATAGCAAATTTCACATCAACTAATACTATTCAATTAAATCATTTTGTTTTAGCACAATCAGGCGCTGCAACAAAAAGTGATAATATGAAGATTTTTATAGAAATAAAAATTTACAGCTAAAAAATGGCACAGATATCCTCCTATCCATACGATGCAGTTGTACAGGACCAAGATGCTTGGATCGGTACAGATTCTACTACTAGAGCAACAAAGCAATTCACTGCTTCTGCTGTTGCCACGTATTTAAATGTAAAAGGTAAGATATCTATTGGGGCTCAAATGCCCTATAAATTTTATAGCACGGTAACAGCTGGTGTTGGAAGCATGTCCCTTACGGGTGGCGGTGGTGGTATACCTTTTGCTAATGTTACATCACTTAGAATAAGTAATCAAGATTTATCAAGTGAAGAAACAATAAAGTTTTTTGAGTATTTAGTAGGTAGTGATATAATGATTGGTCAAATGGGTGCTGTATCTATATTCGGGCATTTTAAAGTATCAACATACTCTGTTGATCCAAGCGACGCACAGTATTATATTTTAGCATTAAACCACATAGGTAGTAATGGTTCTTTAGTAAATGACTATTACTACGATATATTCAATTTTACTCTAGCAAGTGCTAGTGATAAAACGTTTGTATTCACTCAAGGTGTACCCGCTACAACTTGGACTATACAACATGACTTAGGTAAGTTCCCCTCTGTGGGTGTTGTAGATACAGCAAGCGTAGCAAACGGACAATTATATTACGGAGACGTAAAATATATAGATTCAAATAATTTAACAGTAACATTTGCCTCTCAGTTTTCAGGCAAAGCATATTTAAACTAAAACAAA